AGATTTATTTTAGGTGAGGACAATTAGTTTTTAATAACAGTACAGTTCTGCACAAGTTAAACTTCCATTTTGGGAAAACTAATAAAAACTGTTCTAGGTAAGCACGTCTGCTTTTCAAGACCTAATAATTTTGTTAAAGTAGATTATCAACTACTGCTTGATTTTTATGTCTGCACAATTTTCAACTTATAAATAAGTTTACTTTGCCCCACAAGCTTGTCATCATAAGATGAGGAAAATGTAGTTATTTGTTAAGATAACTACATAATATTAAAATCAACCTTTTGGAAAGGTTGAAAAAAAGGAGCCGAAGCTCCTTTGCGTTACTTGATACGGAATCTGCCTTCTTTGCAGACTTTCACTTCTCCTGTTTCTGGAGAAACCCAAGTAGTTTCCTCTGGAATAAGACTATCCTTTGGAACTTCTACTGATTTGCCCTGCTCTAATTGAACAGGAGTAAAGCAATAGATCGGTTTCTCTCCCATTACTGGGAAAGAAAACTTACTGAAAGTCGTATAATAAGATACGTTTTCAGTGTTTTTTGTTTTAACCGAAGCTAAAACAAAAAGTGTCATAAGATTTGACATAGTAAATGGTGGCGGGGGGATAATCCGCACTATTTTAAGGGAGGGTGCAAATCTCGAGGTTACCCCTATAAAACTCAGATATACATCAAAAATTTAAAAAAAAATTATTTATTTTTTTTTATTCTTCTGTTATTCTTCTGTTATTCTTCTTCTGTTAATATAAAACTTATTATCCTAGAAGGAGGAAAAGTACTATTGGATAGGTATTTTGATATTGATATATGATCAAAATACCTATGATAGAGAAGAAGGGAAATGCCATAACTATCTGATTATCAGTACTAGTTGTTGTGTCCTGACAACATATATGTGCTTGAATACAACATCATCTTTACTTATAAATAAGATAAGTTATTGATAATCAAGTACTTTACTAAATAGCTTGTTTTTTATAAATTGATTTTTGATTTAGTTAAAACTAAATGGTATATTTGTATAACTAAATCATAGGTATGAAACGTATTAAGACTACAGAGGTATTTGATAAGGGTACAGGAGAAGTAATTAGTTCTGTAACTGAACATAGTTTTACTATTAAGAGTAAGAATAAGGGAGGATTTTATTTAATGTACCCAGAGTTTACAGATAACTTGTTGAAGATTAAGCAACATACAGATGTAAAAGTTTATATAAAGTTGATACAATTAGTTCAGAAAGAAAGTAATAGTATAACAATATCAGAAGGTAGTAGGAAGATTATACTAGAGGAATTAGGAATAAGTAGTTCACAGTTATCTACTAGTTTTAGAAATCTCAAAGGCTCTAATCTTATAGAAGGAGAGAAAGGTGATTTTAGATTAATTGGTTATCCTGTGTTTAAAGGTTATGCAGAACAAAGGAATGATTTAATTTTACAAGAAGCTAAAGAGAAAACTAAACTTATTGAACAAAATGAATTTTAAATATTTTCAAGGATGTTTGAATATAGATCAAGCTAAGAAAGTTTTTAAAACTAAAGCAGTAGAATTACATCCAGATACTAGTGGTAAATCAGGAGAAGAATTTAAAGTTTTAAATTCTGAGTATCAGTATATAAAAGAATATCATCCATTTCCTATACAAGAAAGAAAAGTTAATAGCTATACAAGAAGTAGTTTTGGAAGTAAAGGCTATGATGTTAAATTAGATGATGAGAGTAGTAAGAAATTAAAGGTTGATGGTTTAATAACTTTAATGAATGTTGGTAAAATTAAAAAAGGTGCTGTATGGTTATTGTTTTTTGATTATTGTAAGGACAATAATTACAAAATTAAGGAGTCTAATATAAAGTATATTGCTAATAAACTTGGTTATGAAGCTGGTTGGGTTTATTATACTAAGCTGAAATGTGAAGGAGAGAGTATGTTTTCTAAATAATCTAAAAATAGTTTTGATTTCTTTGCAATGTGTATGTAATATTTAAAAAATAGCTGTATGTTTGTTAAAACATAACTGCTGATGATAACTTTTAATGAGGAAAAACATACTTATACTAATGAATTAGGAGAGTTGTATATTTCTGTTACTACTTTAATTGGGAAATTCAAAGAACCTTTTGATCCCAAAGCTATATTTGCTAGAAATCCAAATAAGTATTTAGGAAAAGAAGAATACTATTTAAATTTATGGAAAGAAGGTAATGATTTAAGTAAAACAGTAGGAACTTCTTACCATAAAAGAATAGAAAAGTATTTACTAGAAGGAATTAATGAAGAATTACCTGTACATATACAAGAGTTTTTAGATAATAGAGTTAAGAAAGTAGATTTTAAATGCGAACAGCTTTATTATAGCAATCTTTATAAGGTTGCAGGTACTTGTGATTTAAGAATCAATAATAAAGATGGGACAATTAGTTTAGTAGATTGGAAAACTAATTTAAAACTATATAAAAAAAGCTATGGTAATTTTAAAGGAGTGCTATCTCATTTAGAAGCTAGTAAAGTTAATGAATACACTATTCAGTTGTCAATTTATGCTTTATTGGTAGAGCTTTCTGAAAATATAAAAATCAAAACCCTACATATAGTGTGGTTTGATAGGGAAAATAATAAAATTGATTTTATAAAAGTGGATTACTTAAAGGATTTGGCAAAAAGTGTATTAGAACAAGCACCTTCATTTTTATTTTTTTAAAAACATACTTATAAATTCAAAAGTATTTCTTAATTTTACAAAGTTAATTAGTAATTAAAAAAAGGTTATTTAAAATAAATAACCTTTAGTACCTATTTACCTTTAACCAAAAACAATAACCTGTAAATCTAATGAATATTGATTTAAGAAAAAAAGATTTTGATCACTCAGTAAAAATGTGGTGTAAATTGTGGGCAGGTGTTTCTTGCTTGGAAAACAGAGAACCTGTATTATTTGAAATACTGATAAGGGATTACTTATCTAAAGAAAATACTTCTGTTGATTCTATGGATAAATGGGCTTGGGTTTTTAGTACAGAAAATAAAGCTAAAATTAGAGAAAGACTTAGTATTAGTAATGCTAATGAAAGCACATTAATATCTAAATTAGTGGCGAAATCTGTATTGGATAAGAAATATAGTTTTTATGTAATGAAACCACATCTTATTCCTACAAACGAACTTAAATTTTTCTTTGATGTATTCTGATTTAAATCACACAAATGCTGTTAAGAAAACAGCAGAAGAGTTAGGTGTTTCCGAAGAAGTAGTAAACTCTATTGGTATAGAAATATTTAGATTTGTAGAAGATACAATGAGAGTAGGAAGTCATTCTGTTAGATTAAACTCTTTAGGTTTATTTAAAGTTATTACTAGAAGAACTAAAGAAGAAAGATTAGCTTACAGAGAAATGTTAAAAAAACAAAAAGAGGAAGAACAAAATGGGAAGTAATGTTGTTGCTTACAATGGTGATATTAAAAACTTTTGGGAATTAAATCCTCAGTTTAAAAACTTTGAACCTTTTAAGACTTTATATAAAGAAGATATTGATAAGAAGAAAGTTAATTCTTCAAAAACAATGTGGTTTTTATGGCATTGTTTTGATCCTACTAGTATATTGTTTACTATGGATGTATATGAAAAGCGTGAACTTGTAGGAAAAGATTATTTAAATGACATAAGTTTTTATGAAAATAATAAGGAGTGGATTGATTATGCAGAAACAGTTTATGATAATATAACTTTAAGTCCAATAAAGAAATTAGAAAAAGGAGTTTCAGATGCTATTAATGAAAGGAATACCTATTTTAGAAGTGTTCCTTACAGTCCAGAAACAGTTAAAGAAAAAGATTCTATGTTAATATCTATGGATAAGATATTAGCTACATGGAATAAATTGCAAACTATGTTGGAAAAAGAAAATGAAAAAACAAAAAGTGGTAGAGGTGATTCAGCATTATCTTTATCTGATCAAGATAATTTTTAATATTTAATAATGTTAGTAAGTAACAAAAACTTTCTTATACCTATAGAAAACTTTCACCCTAATTCTAAAGACTATTTAGATTTTTGGAGGATGTTTAAAAGAGCTTGTATAGAAGGTTATTGGAGTGGAGGAAAATGGATGCCTCCACAAGTTTTCTTTTATATTAATGGATTTAAAATAAAAGCAAAAGAAAATGAATTAAGTAAAACATTAGGAATTGCTTCTCCTACATTAAGAGATTTAGAATGGGAAAAAGGTTATTTGTTTACAGAAGCAAGAGGTTTTAGTGGATTTGAATTAGATAAAAAGTTTACTTGTGATTTAAAGTTTAAAGATTCTGGTAAAGATAATTTAGGAAGAACTTATGTGGATGCAAGAACTTATTTAAGAAAAAATCATGGAACTAATTTAGGAAAAGCTTTATATGCAAATCCTGCTAGAAATATAGTAGATGTAGAAGCAAGGGGAACTGGTAAAAGCTTTTTTGCATCAGGATGTATAGCACAAAATTTCTTATTTGATGGTGCAACGGATTATGATTATTACCTTACAAGAAAGAAAAATAATGAACCTCTTTCGTCAGAAACTTTAATAGGAGCAATAGATGCAAGTAAATCTACAGATTTAGCAGATAAGTTTTTAAATGGATTAGAGTATCTTCCAGGAAAACAAAAGATAAAGTTAAATGGAATTACTACTGCAATACCAAGTCCTATAAGTGTAAGTTTTCAAGGAGGATTAGGAAGTGCTGATTATATAGAAGCATTTGTTAAAGTAAAAGAAAATGGACAATGGGAAGAAAGAGGTAGTCATAGTAAAGTACACAATAGAGTTTTTGCAAATAATCCTGTAGCAGGAAATGGTTTAAGACCAAATTTAGTATTACTAGAAGAAGCAGGTTTTTTTGGAAACTTAGTAGAAAGTCTAAATGCTCTTATAGATTGCGTATCTATTGATATGGTACAAATGGGTACTGTGTGGATATTTGGAACAGGTGGGCAAATGAAATCAGGACAAACAAAAGCTTTGAAAAAAGTTTTTTATAGTCCAGAAACTTATAACTGTTTAAGCTTTGAAGATATTTATGAAAATACAGGTAAACAAATAGGTTTGTTTATTCCTAGCCACATGAAATATAATGATGCTAGGAATTCAGAAGGAGTTATTGATAAAAATAAAGCTTTAGATTTAGTTAATAAAGCTAGAACTTCTGATTTAAGTAAAGATTTTACTAAAGATATAATAGATTCTAAAAAGCAGAATAATCCAGAAGTACCAAGCGAAGCGTTTTTAGAAGGAAAAGGTAGTATATTTCCAGTAGAAGATCTGACTAATTGGTTAGGGGTAATAGAATCAGATACAACAGGAAAATATATACCACAAAAAGGAGAGTTAATAGTAAATGAAAAAGGAGTAGTTCAGTGGTTACCAGATTTAAAGAATAAGTTTACTATTGCAGATTATCCAGTAACTCCAGATGATAAAGATAAAGGTTGTATTACAATATGGGAACATCCAGTAGAAGGAGAAATTCCTTATAACTTATATGTAGGAGGTTGTGATCCTTATGACCATGATATAGCAAGAAGTTCACACTCATTAGGTAGCTTTTTTATATACAAAACTTTTTCAACTAAAAGTGGAACACATGAATTTTTAGTAGCTGAATATACAGGAAGACCTGAATCAGCAAAAAATTATTATGAAGCTGTAAGAAGATTGTGTATTTATTATAACTGTAGAGTACTACATGAAAATGAAAAGAATGGTATTAAAATGTACTTTGAAAATACAAAGTCATTAGGTTATATGGCAGATACTCCTCAAATTCATAAAATAAATATGGAAAGTTCTGTAAAAGGAAGAGGTAATAAAGGAGTTCATGCTACTGTTCAAATAAAATCTGTATTAATTACAGAAACTAGAGATTGGTTATTGACTGATAGAGGTGATGGTTTATTAAATCTACATTCTATATATAGTATTGGGTTACTAAAAGAATTAATTTTTTACAATGATATTGATAACTTTGACAGAGCTGATGCTTTTTTCTTAACTTTGTTGCATAGGCAGCAAGTTCATTTAAGGATTCAAGATAAACTCCATAGCGATGTTTATAACAATGATTTGTTTTTTAAGAGGAGATTTGACAGCAAAAAGAATTTAGTTTTTTAATTTTTTAAAACATAATGTACGAATACGCAAATCAATTACCACCACAAAAAATACCTTTTTCTGAAAAAGATAAAGATTGGAGAGAGAGATGCGTTCAAGCAATAATGGGTTTAGGAAATTCTTTAGCTCATAATGGTAGAACCACTAGGAATAATAAATTAGTAAATTACAATATTATAAATAGTATTTTTGATCCAGAAGAATTTGTTAAAGTATTGAATCCCTATGGTTTAGATACTACTGAATATGGTTTACCACAAGATGTAAGACCTTTAAATTCTATTGTTTCTAAGTTTAACAATGTAGTAGGAGAAGAATTAAAAAGACCTTTTAAGTTTACAGTAATAGCTAAATCAGGAGAAATTCTTAATAAGAAAAACAAAGAAAGGAAAGAAGCTATACTAGATAACTTACAATCTCATTTATATAACTCTTTAGTTAAAGCAGGTAAAATAAAAGGAGATGAAGAAAAAGTTCCTGAACCAGAAGAAATAAGAAAGTATTATAGTTATGGTTATAGTGATATAAAAGAACAACAAGCTAATGAAATACTAGAATACCTAAAAGAAAAAGAAGATTTAGTTCTTAAATTTAGTCAAGGTTTTGAGCACGCTTATATAGTAGCTGAAGAATTTTATTGTATATCTATAAATAATGGCAATCCTAAAGTAAGAGTAGTAAATCCTGTATTTTTTGATTATGATAAAACCCCAAATACATTATGGGTACAGAAATCAAAATGGGCAAGGGAAATTAGGTATATGGCTAGTTCAGATATACTAGATGAATATGGTGAGTTTTTAACAGAAGAACAACTAGAAAGATTAGACTTAAATACAGTAACTAATTTTGGTACTATTAACTCTAATTTTTCAGTAGGATTTGAATCAGAAAGTGATTTAAAAAAAGCAACTGACTTTAATTTAACAAGTCCTTATGCTAGTTCAGGAAGTCATTTACAAGTAGCAACTGTTTATTGGAAATCATTAACAGAAGTTACTTTTGTTACTTATAAGGATGAAAATGGTGATGAACAAGTAAAAACAGTCTTTGGTGATTATAAATTAACTAAAGAGGATATAATAAATGGAGTTACTAAGGAAAGTCGTTGGATAAATGAAGTTTGGGAAGGAACTAAAATTGGAGGAGATATATTTATAAATATACACCCAATAGAAAACCAATTTAGAACCCAAGATAATATAAGTGAATGTGAATTACCTTATGTAGGTAGAATTTATGATAATATAAATTCTGTTGCTACTTCACAAGTAGATAGATTAAAACCAATTCAGTATTTAAAACTAACTATTTACAGTGCTTTAGAAAGAGAACTTAGTAAAGCAAAAGGTAAAATAGTACATATAAATGCAGCGTCTATTCCTAAAGGTTGGGATATGGATAAGTGGTTATATTATGTTAGTACTTTTGGTATTAACTTTTATAATGGAAATGATGAAGCAGGAGGAGGAGTTCAAACAGCAAATAACTTATTTGGTTCAGTAGATTTGACTTTAAGTAATAATATTAGTTTCTATATAAGTTTAATAGATAAACTAGATAGAGAAATGGATACTATTTCTGGAATTACACCAGAAAGATTAGGTACAATGACTAATGATACTTCTAGTTCAAATAGTGCAGCAATAAGTCAAAGTTATAATAATACAGAAAGACTTTTTTACTATCACAATGAAGTAAAAAAAGAAGTACTAGAACATTTACTACATACAGCAGCTTGTTGTTATAAAAATAAGAAAATACAACACCAATTAGTAGTAGATGATATTTATCCAGTATTTAATGAAATAGACGGAGGTATATTTCAGGATTCTGATTTTGGAGTATTTGTAAGTAATAGTAGTAGAGATGCACAAATTATGCAGCAGATTACTTCCCTTGCACCTACAGCAATACAACAAGATAAATTAACTTTACAAGAGTTTATTACTATTTTGAAATCACAATCTATTTCTGAAATTAGTCATACATTAATAGATGGAGATAAAGCTAAAAGAGAACAAGTTGCTCAACAACAACAAGCTCAACAACAACAAGCAGAAGTACAAAGTCAATTAGCACAAGCTAGATTAGATCAAGAAACTGTTGATAAACAACTAGATAGAGAAAATAAAATAGCTATTGCTGAAATTAATGCAGGTTCAAGAGTACAAATGCCTACAATGGAACCAATAACTCCAGATAATACTAGAGAATTGGATTTAAAACAAGGTGAAATAAACACTAAGTATTTGGCAGAACAACAAAGGACTAAAACACAAGCAGAAATAGATATGGCTAGAATACAACTTGAGATTAAAAAACTTGAAGTTGATATGAGAAGTGATGATATTAAATTAGCAATAGCAAAAGAGAATAAAACTAAAGCGGAGTTAGCAAGGTCGAATAAAAAGTGATAGATAATGAATAACTTTTTACATTTTCTCCATAGTATAAATTTGACATTGCATCTTATAGTTGTTTTGATAACAGCTCAACTAAAGAATTTATTCAGAATAAAAGTATTGCATATAATATTTAAAATAAATCAAAGTAAAATAAAAAAAATATTTAATTTCAACCAAACAAATAAGTCCAACAAGTAAAAAAAAACAAAGTAATGAAAAAGAAAAAAATAATGTCAATGAAAAGAGCTATGTCTGAAATAGAAGACTCGCCAGAAGACATAAAAGCTGATAAAATGTTAGCTAAAAAACTTATTAAATCGAAATACGCTAAAGGTGGTACTATAGGAGATCAAAAAGAAAGAGCAACTAAATATGGAACTAATCAAGAAGATTTTGATGATGAAGAAGAACAAAGCTATAGTAATTCTAACACTATAACAACAAGTAAAGCTACTGATAACTCTAGTTCTGTAACAGAACCTAGAAAAAAAACTTTATTAGAAAGATACCAAGAAAATAAAGGAGGTTATAAAAGAGCATTAGCAGGAGGAATAGATAAAGATGGGAATGCAACAGATCCAAAAACAGGTTTGAAATATAAAGTTTCAGATAATGATAAGATTTCTACAAAACAATTACAAACTTTAACTGATAAAGATAAAACTTCTGTAGATGTAAAACAAGTTAATAAGAATATGATTATTAAAAATAATCAAAGATTAGATTCTGTAAAAGATAATTATTTACCTCCGAGTAGCAAAAAACCTGTAGATAACACAGATTATTTTAATTTGGCTAAAAAGGAAAGTAAATTTGATAATAAAAATAATCCAGTTAATCCAATTATTAGCAAACTTTATAATCCGTTTTATATAAATCCCAATCAAGAAATGCTACCTAATAGAAAAAGATTAGCTATAGAAAAAGGTAAAAAAGCATATAAAGGAACTATAGAATCTATAAAACGTAAACCTAACATGGTTTATAATAAAGAAGGTTATGTAGATGATGAATATTATGCTAAGAAAGCAGGAGTGAAAGTAGATAAATCACCTCTTGATTTTAGTTTTGGAGCAGGAAAATACCAAAGAGATTATCAAGAAAAAGTAAAACAACAAATGAAGAAAAAATAGAACTAAAACTAAATAACAATAACAATGGAAAACAACCAAACAGAAGAGTTTAAAGTAACTTATGATGAGTTACCAGATTTTGATACTCCTTTAAATGAAGGTGATTCAGAAAGTATCGATGATGCGCAATTTGGAAGAGGGATAGACCTTTTAGATGATGATTATGATAAAGTTTCTGAAAATGAAATAGAATCAATAGAAGAAAGTAATGAACCTTCTTTTGCTCCTTTTATTGAAAATTTAGAAGCATCAGGATTATTATATCTTGATGAAGATAAAGAATATGATGATAGCGAAGAAGGTTTGCAGGAAATTATAGAAGATACTATACAGTATAGAATACAAGAAACTCTAAATAACATTGAAGATTCAAGAACTCAAGAAGCTATTGAGTTTATGTTGAGAGGAGGAACTCTTGAAGAATATCAAGATATGGTTGGTGAAACAGATTATTCTGAATATACAGAAGAAGATATTCTTAATAGTCCAGATAGCCATGTAGATTTAGTTTATAATTACTTAGAAAGTCTAGGTACTATGAATGAGGAACAAATAAATAGCAAAATATCTAAGTTTATTGAAAAAGATATGTTGCAAGAAGAAGCTGTTACAGCTTTTGAACATTTAAGACTTATTCAACAACAAGAAAAAGAAGATGCTTTTCAAAACTTAGAAGTAAGAAGAGAAGAAGAAAGGATTGAGAATATCAGAATGTATGAAGAACTTGAAAGAGAAATCGTAAATACAAGAGAGATTAAAGGTTTAGAAATAACACCTTTAGAAGCAAAACAACTTCACGTTTACATGACAAGACCTGTAAATAAAGAAGGTAACACACAATATCAAGTAGATATAGCATCAGATTTAGAAAATACTTTATTTTCAGCTTATGCTACAATGAAAAAACTTGATGCAAAAAAACTTACAATTAAAGGAGAAACTGAAGCTTCAAAAAAACTTAGAAACGAATTAAGTAAATTTAATGATGGTAGGTCTAAAGATAACTCAACTAAAGCTAGTAATTCAAATAAAAATGGAGATATTAGGAAAGATGAGTTTGTTGATTTGCTATAAAATGACTTCTTTTGTATTAAGAATAGCTTTTTAACTTAACAAAAAGAAAAAAATAAGATATGGCAGCTACAGGTCAAATTAGTAAACTTCAACTCTATAATGCTAAAGAGATAGATGCTTCTCTTTTAGAACAAAATAGGTTGGTAAATGCTTTTGCAACTAAACCTGAATATTTAGGTATGGTTATGTCCAGAAGATTACAAACTGCTTCTGGTGGTTTTAGTGGAAATTATAAAGGTGGTTTAAGTACTATGACAGAAGGTCTAGGAAATACTATTTTTATAACAGCACAACAATATGAGTGGGATTTGGCAATTAGTCAAGGTTTTTATGGAACTGTAAATAAACCAGCAAGTTCAGTAGAACAAAATACTAGCAATCCTGGAATTAACAGAAGTACTTTCAGAATAGCATTAGACAAAAAATATTTTGCTCAATCAGATGTACTTGTAAATGAAAATCAAAGACAAATGAGGGTACAAGAAGAACCATATTCCGATGGTAATTCTTTTATCTATACTTGTCAATTGATTGATCCAAGAGCAGATGCTTTTATTCCAATTGCAGAAATTGATTTGGGACAAAGATACCAAAGAATGTTTTCAGCAGTAGAAGAAGGTTCTAGTGCAGGTGGATCTTTCCAAATGAATACTCCTATTAAATTGCAAAATAACTTAACTACTTTAAGGTTAAATTATGCAGTTACTAGAAGTGCAGCAATGACAAAACAGTTCATTGAATTACCAAGTGCAAATGGTGAAAAAACGACTAAAATTTGGGCAACACAAGCAGAATGGTATGGAGCAGGAAGATTCTTAACAGATCAAGATTTGTCTATGATTTATGGACAATATAATAGAGATGCTACAGGTAGAATTTACTTAAATGGTGGAAGTGGAAGACCAGTATTTATGGGAGCAGGTTTGAGGGATCAAATTCCAGATATTAATAAATTTGGTTATTCAGGTTCATTAAGTTTTGATTATTTGGATAAAATTTTAATGCAATTATCTGACAGTACAAATGCTTCTGGTAATACAGAAAACTTTGTAGCTTATACAGGTAAAATGGGATTAAGAGTTTTATCAGAAGCAATCAGGAAAAAATATGCAAGTTCAAGTTCTTTAGTAACTATTACTCAAGGTTCTGGTATTTTCTTATCAGGAAAAGGTAATGAACTAAAATTTGAAGGTGATCAATTTACTTCTGTTAATTTCCCTCACGGAGTAAAATTAACTTTGGTACATTTACCAATGTTAGATTCTAAAGAAAACTTTGGTATGAAATTGCATCCTGTTTCTGGTATGCCATACGAAAGTTATAGAATTTGGTTAATCAATCATGGTCAAAATGATAAAGGTAAACCTCTAGTAAACAAAGTTTATCGTAAAGGTTCTGAAAACATTATGTTTAATGTTTCTGGTTCTATTGATCCTGCTATGGTTACTGGTAGTTCTATTCAAACTTCAAGAGGTTCTTCTAAAGATGGTTATCAAGTTTATTTCTTATCCGAATGTGGTATAAGATTAGGTGATCCACTTTCTTGTGCAGAACTATACTTGTACTAATTATATTACATTACAGAATAGGAGTTTAACAACTCCTATTCTTTTATCTTAATTAATCAATAACAAAAACAAAAAACATCATGATATTTAGTGTTAAAAGAAAAGGACATAGTAGTTGGACAGAAAACCAAGATGAGGCTTTTAAAAATAATCCTTTTAATTGGATTACTCCATTAACTACAGCTCCAAGAAATCCTAGCAAATTCATTACTGGTTTAAAAGATGAAGCAGAAGAACATGAATTTGAAGAATTAATGAGAGTAGATAAAGGAACTTTTGCTCCAAATAGTAAGTACTGGGAAGACTATTTAATAACTGTTACTGAAAGTACAGTTTTCAATACAGATATAGTTGAAGATCGATTGCATTTAAAAATACTATCGACTTTACCTTCTTTTGCAATGGATGAAGATGAGATTGAGTCAAAACCTTATTCTACTTTTGTTTTAGTTAATAGTGATAAACAAGATGAGTTATTATTGAAGAAACATTCTTCTAAAATTGAAGCTTATGCTATTTTAGAAAAATCTACTCCTCAAGAATTAAGAATGATTCTTACTGTTTGTGGAGTAAATACTTATGATATGTCTGATACAGGTGTCAAAAGTAATTTTGTAAGAATGGTAGAATCTGGTGGTTCTAACATATCTAGGATAGTAAAAGCAAGTCAAGATAAAGGAGTATTAAATTTAAGATATTTCCTTAAACAAGCAATGTTCCATAATATAGTAACTACAAATGGAATTTCTTATGTTTATGGACAAATTGTTTTAGGAATGAGTGAAGGTGAAGTTATAAAATACTTTAATGCAAAATCTGAAGTTAATCAAAGAATTTATCTTGAAATTAAATCTCAGATAGCAAGTATTAGTAAAAAAGATAGTATTGATATAGAAGCTTAAAATGACAGCGCAAGAATTACATATTAATTTCAGACTTTTCTTTGATGATGTTAATGATCAATCTCTCCCTGATTTTCTCGGGGAAGAGATTGATATATTATTAAATGAAGCTCAGATAAGATATGTAAAAAGTCAATATGATGAATTCCAAAAAACACAAAGGATTACAGATTCTATTAGAAGTATAGTAGGAACTTTCAATCTTAAAAGAGTTACTGGATTTACAGACAGATTTGATTTAGGTGTTTTATATACAAATGAAGCACAAACAGTAGATTCAACTAAAAAATATTGGTATAATTTAAGAACAGTTCCTAAAATAGCTTATACACCTATTGGAAGTAGTATTGTTTATACTAAATATGTAGATAACTGTTATTTAGCAAGAATTGATTATTTAAGTAAATTTTCATCAGATCCTTTTAATAAAAGTAAATATGATTATCCAATACTTTATTTTGAAGGTACATCTTTAGTTATCGTAACAGACAATACTTTTACTTGTGATAATATAAAAATTACTTGTATATTTGAACCAAGAAAAATTTCTTTAGGCTCTAATCAAACTAGTGATTTACCAGCAGTTGTTCATAGTGAGATTGTTCAATTAGCAGTAGCTATAGGACTAGAATCTGTCGAGAGTAAAAGACTACAAAATAATTACCAAATTTTAAAAGATAAATAAAAACAACTAAAACAAAAATATAATGAACACTCCAGTAAATAAAGTTTTAATATCAAATTCTTCTTCTGGTAACACTAGTTCTTCATTAGAAGCTATTGCAACAGATGATATATTAGTACTTGACGCAAAAGGTCAAATTATTGATATAACAAGTTTTTCTGCTACTGAAAACTACGGGACAATTAAAATTGCTCAAGGTGTAAGTGCAGGAAATGCAATTTATTCAGATCCAATTAATACTCGTAAGATTAAGAAGATTAGCATTACTAATTATGTAGCTCCTACTGAATTAGTTTATCAAATAGGTACATCTACAGGTTTGTTTCCTGCTGCTCCTAAATCTGCTACTGATTATTTCTTAGATATTATTTCTAAAACTAGAAATAATATGGCTCCACAACACCCTCGTAGAACTTTTTATCAAACTACTGGAACTGTAAGTGGAACTAGATTAGATGATGATTATGCTTTAGCATTAAATTTTGTTAATCAAATTAACTCAGATGGTGATGCTAGTAAAGATGTTATTGCTAATATAGTAGGTACTGGACATACTGTTCAGGCAATAGGATATACTATTGGTACAGGTACTAATAACTTAGTTATTAAAGTTACAAATAATAGTAAAGTTGTTACTATATCTATTGCTGCAAAATCAGGAGTAACTCCTGCTGTAACAGGTTTAGCAGTAGATAATTTTTTGTGTTTTGATAATTTAAATACTTATACAGCAAGTACTCATGTTACTAATAATATGACTGCTCTTCCTGTAGCAGGAGATCCAATTTACAAAATAGTTTCAATTACTCCTATTCCTACTACTGGAGCTGCTGATGGTGCGTTATTAGTTACAATAACTTTAGATAGACCTTATCAAGGTATTACTCAAACCTTAACTTCTTCTATTGCTTCTGCAAACAGTGTTAGTGGTTTATCTGCTGATTATGTTAGAAAAGTTACTGGTACAACTAGTGCTTATAACATTACTATAAAAGGTAAACTTGTTACTAATACTATTTATGCTAATACTACAACTATCAATGATTATCTAAAAGCTAATTTTGATGTTACTTGTTATGAAGATACAAATAACACAATGACTAATTCTACTAATTCAGCAGTAAAAACTGTAGTACAAGGATTAGGAATGGGTATTGGTTGGTATGAACAAGTTAGAGCATTAGAAACTGAAATGCAAGGTAATATGGGTATAGTTGCTAGAACTGATTTTTATCATGTTGTTCCTACTTATATAACTTCTCCTACTTCTGATTATAGTTTAATTTCTATAACTCATGATTCAGAAATTGGTGTTGGTTTAGGAAATGCAAATCAAGATCAACATACTACTGTAATTGCTATTAACCAACTTGATTTAAATACTGGATCTACAACTAAAGGTAAATATTTAAAAGATTGGTTTATTTCTTTACAATCTACTTTAGGTTTATATTAATAGTTTTAGGATTACTCAATATTTATTACTAATTTTAGAAGGAGTTTAAAGACTCCTTCTTTTTTTGTATCAACTTTAAAAAATCGAAAATGCTTTTCTCAGAAATAATATACGATTTACAGAATTTAAAAGAAGGTGGCAAACAATCTGATGATAATGGATTATCTAATGTAGAACTTGCTTTTTTAATTAATAGTTATAGATCTGTATTAATAAGACAAGAAGTATCTAAAGGTTATCCAATAGATGGAAGTATTGTGCAATCTTTAGTTAAAATAGAAGTAGTAAAAACTACTTTGGATAATGATTTTATAGGAGATTGTTTTTTATATAAACCAATAAATAAATTACCTGATTTTATTATAGGAGCAGATGCACCCCTTTCTACTTATATTGGTAATACAGATGGATGTGCATTTCAGAAAACAACAAGGCAAAGAAATAAACTAGATAGACATTTACCTTATACAGGTAAAGAGATTAGATGGTTTAATATAGAAAATAATTTTTATATTTCTTGTCCAGAAAACAAAATGTTAAAATACATTAGTGTTTCAGGAGTATTTGAAAAACCAGAAGAAGTTAGAGAGTATAATAACCAATTAGTTCCTTTTGAGTATTATGATTTTCATTATCCAGTAAAAATGCACATGGTTCCTATTATTAAACAAATGATAATAGAATCTGATTTTAAATTCTTAATGGGCAATACACAAGACGTAGTAAATGATTCGCAAGAAAGTCAATGATAGTAATGTAAAAAAAGGTTATCACATAATGTTATATGTAGAAAAAGCATTAAGACCTTTACTAAAACAAAATGATGTAGATAGAAAATTTATGACTAAAATCATAAATGCTTATTTATATAATTTAACAAAAGAGTTTATAACAACAGGTTTTTTTACAATGCCTTTTAAATTAGGTGCATTACAAATAAAAAAAGTAGAAAGAGATTTTTCTAGTCCTGATCAATTAAAGTTAGATTATAATCATTTAAAGAAAACAGGTGAAAAGATCTATCATACTAATTTAGAAACTAATAATTATTACTTTGCTTTCTTTTGGAGAAAACATCCTCTAAAAATTGTATATAATGGAGAAGATAAATTTTATTCCTATGTTTCTGCTAAATCACCAAGAGGTAGTAAAGGAATGATGATACAAAATATTCGTACAGGAAATACTTCTAACTACGCTAGTTCAAAACACAATGGAATATAATAACATATCTATAGAAGAAGTAATAGCTAAAGTTTCAATGAACTTAGGTTTAGGTGATAATGAAATACCTAAATATGATTTTATTGAATGGATAGCAGATGCAATGAAACATATAGGAGTTATAAATACTTTTGAAAATAAAACAATAAGTGTTGAAATTCAAGATTATTGTGGACAATTACCAAAAGATTTATTGAACTTAGTAAAAATAGAATCTGCTACAGCATATAATAATACAAACGATTTATATTTAGATTTAAATATAGCTAATATACAACAACTTAGATATAACATAGATGATCTCACTAGAAGATTAATAACTGAAACAGATCCATTAGTTATAAAATCTATATCAATTAGCATTGCTGATTTAAAAGCTGATTTAGAATATCAATCTAGTAAAATTCAAGCTGGTGTTTCTAGTACAATAACTATAAATAGTAAGTATTTAGGATTAAATTTGAATCCTAATTTAAGATTAGATAAGATAGAAAAAACTAAAATAACTAATCTTGATTATAAATTAGAAATGAATACTATAACAACTTCATTTAGATTTGGAGTTGTTACACTTATTTATCAAGGATTACATTTAGATTCAAATGGTTTTCCTACAGTACCTAATGATATTTCTTTTATTGATGCTTGTCAATGGAAAATAGCATACCAATTAGGAATGAGAGGTTTTAAGTTTAAAAACCAAACAATGAATGATTTATTATTTACTTCTGCTAAATGGCAATTTTATTGTGGTCAAGCAAGAGGAAGTGCAATGATGCCAAATGTTGAGAATATGGAAAGATTAAAAAATATTTGGTATACTTTAATGCCAGATGTAAATCAGTATAGAATTGGATTTAAGAATTTAGGATTAGAACAAAGAATTAGTGGGGATAAAAGATAATGAAAACATTTATAAAAGGTTTACATACTCAAAATGATCCTGTAAATCAACCACCAGATACTTATAGAAATGCTTTTAATATCCTAAAAGATAATGTTGGTAAGATAACTAATGAAAAAGGAACAATAGATGTAAATTTAGGATTTACTGGTACTGTTCCTTTATTTGAAATATTAGGAAGTATTGCTGTTGGTACTGATTTAGTTTTATTTATTTGTTTTTATAATCCTTTATTTAATGGGGTAAATAATATTGATGCTCCTCCTTATACTAATAGGCAATCTGAAATAGGTGTATTAGATACTTTTAATGGTGCCAATCTTTATAAAGTTTATATTACTTCTATAAATGACTCAATGTATCCTAGAAATTCTATAAATAAAAAAACAGGTTGGGTATATGATTCTTTAAATGTTTTAAACTTTAACTTTACTTATAACATAGATGTTGAAATAAAAACTTTTTTTAATAATCAAAGAGTTGTTTATTTTACAGATAATTATAATGTACCTAGAAGAATAAACTTAGATAATTTACCTGACAATACTAGGTTAAAAGAAGATATAAGTTTATTTTTTGATTATTTACTTCCTGTAGTTAGTTATAATTCTACTGCTGTAACCCAAGATGGTTCTTTACTTTCTGGAAAATATCAATTTGCTGCAAGATATTTAACAAATACTGGTAACTCTACTTCTTTTGGATTATTAACTAATCCTATTTCTATTGTAGAAGATTTTGAAAATCTAAGTTGTGAAAATTATGACGGATGTCCTCCACAAACAGAAACTTTAAAATCTATTAATCTAAATTTAACTCATTTAGATAGTAATTTTAAATACATAGAGCTATTACAAATTACATGGACAGGTATTCAAAATACACCTAATTATAAAATAATAACTACTATTGAAAATAGAGGTCAGGAAACAATACAATACAAGGTTACTGGTTCTGAAACTGCTGTAAGAACTTTATTAAGTACAGATGTTTTGTTAGATAATAATTATTATGATAAAGCAAAACATATTGCCCAAAAAGATAATAGGTTATTATTAGCTAATTTAACTAGAACAGAAGAAAGTTATGATTTTCAATATGTAGCTAATAGAATTATATTAACTTATGAAACTAAATTATTAAATGAAACTTCTCCAGAACAAAGAAATATAACTATAGGTGGAGATTTAAATCATGGTTTTGTAGATACAACTACTTCTGGACAAATATCAGGAACTTATAAAGACCCAAATAGTTGTGATTATGTAGGTTATAAAAGGGGGGAAATATATTCTTTTGCATTTGTTCCTATATTTAAAAATGGAACTAAAGGTTTTGCTTATCATATTCCTGCTCTTGATTCAAATGTTAATCCTTTTAACATTAATTTTACTAGTGTTTTAAGTAATGATTTTAGCAAAGTATTAAAAGTATATGACACAGGATTATCTTACCCAACTGAATATAATAGTTCTGGTTTAATAGGAAATATAAGACACCATTATATTCCTGAACTATCTATTACAAATGATCTATTATGCACTATTGGTATAAAAGCATTAAATATTGAATTAACAACTGAAATGAAATCTGTTTTACAAGGATATATGATTGTAAGACAAGAAAGAAATGCTTTAAATAAAAGAAAAAAAATATATCAAGCTATTGGTAAAGGTTTAATGACTGTAACAGGAGCCAATGAATTAAGAATAGCTGCAAATTTAGGAAGAACTGATTTATATGCTTATTGGAGTAATGATCCAAATAGTAATTCTTCAGTAGGACAAAGTTTTAGTAATACTCAATATGCAAAAGGATTTGCTAATTTATATGCTCCTGATTTAATACATAATGCAGCATTAGCTAAATATGGAACTTATATTAAATTAACTAAAGTTCAATATGCTAATCCTAAATATACTTCATTAGGTAGTCCTAGTTTTTTTACTAATTTTGGTGATTCGGGTAATTCTTCAGCAGGTGATTTTTATAACTGTAGAAAGACAAGTTTTAATATTACTGATTATAATGATAATGTAAAAGTAAAAATTGTTGACTATAGAGAATATAGTTCTTATAACAGAAATCAATATTATGATTATAGTCCTTTTTTTGAAAATACTTATATTACAGGTACTCCTTTTAATGTCCAACCTGGAAGTGATATAAGTTTATTTAAAATTGTTAATAATAATAATGTTCCTTGTATATTACCTAAATTAATATTTGCAGACTCTACTTATACAAATGAAGTAGTTTTAGATATTAATAATACAACAGAAAATAATCCTACTCATTACAATTTAGGGATAAGAGCTCAAGGAAATAATAGAGTATATAGAAGAGATGGAAGTAATAATTTACATGAGATTATTAGATTTGATGACGAATTAGTAGAAATTTATGATGTAGAAACTTCTGGTGTAAATATATATGGAAAACTAGAAAATGCAGAATATGTCCATTGTGGAAATAGTTTTGATGTAAATCAAAATCAATTATCTTTTTTTGGAGGCGATACTTATATACAAAAATACTTTTTAACTTTTAATCAAGGTCTAGTAAACAGTAATTCTAATTTTACAATAGGGACTTGTATTGGGTTTTATGTAGAATCAGAACAAAATTATTTATTAAGACATTATGTAGATGATGGTTTACAAACCAATACAAATACAATGCCTTATTTTCCTAAATATAAAAGAATATGGGATATAGGAGGAACTAATTTACCTTTAGGGATATTAAATTTTCCTAGCAATAATGGATATTCCACTGGGTATAATAAACAATATGGTTTTAAAAATACATTTGTTAAAGAGTATGCAAAACCTTTCTTATATGAAGCAAGTAGTAATTTTAATAACAGGATTTTATATTCAGATTTAAGCATAGAAGGAGAACAACTAGATTCATACAGAGTATTTTTACCTAATAACTATACAGATTTACAAAAACATAAAGGTGAAATATCTGATATGTTTGTTTTGAATAATAGGTTATATGCTCAAACTCCATATAGTTTATTTGCAGGTTTTATGAATGAACAAACTAGTATAGCAACTAGTTCGGGAGATATAACTTTAGGAAATGGAGGATTATTCCCAATACCTTTTCAAGAACTTGTATCTATAGAAGGAGGATATGCAGGAACTCAATCTAAATGGGCAAACTGTAATACTCCTTATGGAAGATTCATTGTAGATAATATCCAGAAAAAGATTTTCTTATTTTCAGACCAATTAAGTGAAATATCTGATTTAGGTATGTTTACTTTTTTTGAAGAAAGAATAAAAGAAATAGGATATTTTCCAAATGTAGAAAATGGATATGTTTCAACTTATGATTATGAAAATCAAAGATGGATATTATGTGATGCTAGAAGAGCTAATCCATTAACAATTTCTTTTAAACCTAAAGAAAATGTTTGGGTATCTCAACATGATGCTACTTTTTATTGGATGGCTTCTGTAGGAAACAAAGTTTATAGTAAAACTCCTTTTAGAAATGTGTTTAATCAAAATAATAAAGGTTTTAGATTAGATGCTCAATTTGATTTTATTATTAATGATGAACCAGATGTAACAAAAAAGTTTGACAATTTATTTTTTCAAATGGATTGTTATCTTGAAAGTATATATCAAGGTAAAGATGATAAAACTTTAATATCTTATTTCTTTACTTTAGGTAATTTTAAATATAATAAAGATGATTCATTGGAAAAGTCTTTTAAGGTATTTGATAGTGTTTTAAACAGATTTGAAGAAGGTATTCCAGTAAATCAATTGTTAGTAAGAAGAGTAGGTTCTGAATATAGACTTTGTATTCCAAGAACTTCTAATAACCCAAATATAAATGGGGCAAGAAATAGGTTAAATTCTAAATATTTAATCGTACATTTAGCTTTTAATGCTGATAGTTCAGGTAATAACTGTGTTTTTGATTTACATTCAGTAACTTACAATTTAAGAAAACTTTACAGATAATATGAAAAAGGTAAATATAAAAAGAAAGTATTATACAGGAAGTAATTCAGTAAATACTAATTACTTTAAAGATACTCCTGATTATTATGAAATGCAGAAGTTAAAAATGAAATCTGATAATGCAGGTTCAGCTTACAAAACAGTTGCATCAACAGCAGTAGATGCTTTTGCACCTGGAGTAGGAACTGCATTAGGTGCAGCAGATGGAATAGCAGGTAAATTTACAAAAGATAAAGACGGTAATTATAAAAGTACTACTGCTAAAAACTTAGCTCAATTAAACCCTTTAACTAAAGGTTCTGATATGGTTGGACATATTGCAACTGGAAACTGGGAAGGTTTAGCTAATGATTATTCTTATGGTTTATTAGGAGAATCTGATAAAACTCAATTTGAAAGAGAAAAGAAAAAAGCAGATGATATTGTAGCAGCAAGAAAATATGCTGAATCTTATGCAGGTAATGACATGACTAAAAACCAAAAAGTAAACTTTAAAATGGGAACTAAAAAAGTAAAAATAACAAAGAGGTATGAAGGTGGTTCTTCTGAAATAGAAGACGATGCTAAAAACTTCAGAATAGAAAATCCTAATACCCCACAAGAAAGGAGTGTTTCTAAACAAATAGGATTATTTTATAACAGAGCAACAAATAATTCTGATAATACAGGAGGACTTGGTTTTCAAGCTAGAAAAGAAAAAAGAGATAAAAAGTTTAATTCTCGTTATTCTGATAAAGAATTTAATAATCTTAAAAGAGCGTATGTACTAAAAGGAACTGATACTATTGTAGATGGTATTAATGAAGAAAATTTTGATTCAAATAAATATTCTAAAGTTAGAGTAGGAAGTGGAATATATGGAGATAAAGGTTCTGCTTATTTAGATACAAGACAAAGTAAATTAAAAAAACTTGATTTACCTGAAAGACCTTTAATTCCAGAAAAAAGAAAAGATCTTGACTTAAATTTAGTAGGAGTAACTAAAAAAGAAATACCTGAGAATCCAGTTACATCTCCTGTAGAAAAACCAAAAGATAATCCCCGTAAAGGATCTAGAAATGTAAAGCATTTTTACAATAATAAAGGACAATTAATTGGTCATGTAAATAAAGAAAATCCAAAAGTTATTCAGGAAGTACAAGAAGGTTTTTACAGAATTAAAGATAAAGTTTTTCCAAGATTAGGTACTAATAACCAAAGAAAAATGGAAAAAGGAAATGGCAATATAAAGATTAATAAATATTTTGCAGGTTTAGCAGGTTTAGCAGGTGGAATGGGTGGAGCAGAAGGACTGGCTGGTTTATCTAAAATGGGAGGAATGCAAGGTAGTATGGAAGGAATGGGAAATGCAGGAGGAACTCCTAATATGGGAGGAGGAAAAATGCAAATGGTAAATCAAGGATTAGGAATGATAAATGGTTTAATAGATAAATTTAAAACACCTACAAGAAGTGAAGTTTATGATGCTAAAAGACCAATTACAAATGGAGTACCACAACAAGATGTAGATAAATATAGTAAGGGTGGTCTAATTAAAAGAGCAGATGGTAGTTATAGCAGACATGGATTATGGGATTCTATCAGGGAGAATAAAGGTTCTGGTAGAAAACCTACTAAAGAAATGTTAAAGCAAGAACGTAAGATAAATAATAAATATCCAGATGGTTCAAAGTCAATTAAAGAAAATTCTGATTTAAAAAAACTTTCTTTATTAGAACAATATAAAAAAAATAAAGGAGGTTATGCTAGAGCAGAAAAAGGTAAAGTTGATTCAGAAGGAAATATAACAGACCCTTTAACAGGTTTAAAATATAAAGCAATCAATGCCCAAAAAAAAATAAAAAGTGAAAATGTTAATAACATTAAAAAAACTTCTTATTCACAAGAACTTAGAGATGGCATTGTTGTGGATAAAAGAAAAAATAAAGCTATTGTTTTGAATAAAGATGGTAAAAATAATTATGAATACGATGTTTTAACAGGAAAAAATGTAGAGTTAAATTCTAATTCATTAAAATCTGATAATCCTAGTATGAGTACCCCTTATGGTTATTATAAATTAAGTGATAAAGGAATTAATAAAAAAACTAAATCTCATTATAACAACAACATTAATTTTTTAAATCCAATAGAGCACAATGGTTTAAAAAAACCTGATGTCAAACAATTAGCTTATCACCAAACTGCTGATCCTAAAGTTAGGGATAAACTTTATGGTACTGATAAAGCAAATGTTAGTTATGGATGTATTAATGCAAAAGGTCAATATGTACAAGCTAGTTTGAAAGATATTCAGAAAGACGATACTTTGTTGGTATTAGATTCAAATATACCTGAACATAAAGTAATGTTAGAAAAATATCAAAGTAGAGTAAAACCAAAAGATGTTAATTATTTTGCATCAAACAAGCAAACTGAGGATAAACAAAATATGGTTACTTTAAATAAAAAATTTAAACAAGGAGGAATGGTTACTAAATATGCAAAAGGAGGAACTGTTTGGACTAGAAAAGAAGGACAAAATCCTGATGGTGGATTAAATCAAAAAGGTAGAGATTCTTATAATAAAGCAAATGGAGCTAATTTAAAAGCACCTCAACCAGAAGGAGGAAGCAGAAGAGATAGTTTTTGTGCAAGAATGGGAGGAATGAAAAAGAAACTTACTAGTGCAAAAACAGCAAATGATCCTGATAGCAGAATTAATAAAGCTTTAAGGAAGTGGAATTGTGAAGATGGAAAAACTATAAGTAAAAATGTTGTTATTGAAATAGAAGGAAAAGGAACTCCTGAAATTCATACTGATAAAAACTTTAATATTAAAAACTTTGGAAGTATTCCACATAGTAAAGGTGGAAATAAAGTTTTAGCTAAAGATGGAGATGTAGTTTTCCCTACTCAAAATAATCATAGTAAATTTATGAAAATTGTAGGATTAATTGCAGCAGGTGATAAAAAAGCTTTAGAAAAAGAAAGACAAAAACTTCCTTCTGATAAATCTGAAAAATATGTTGATGGTGGAAAAAATGTAATTATTAGAAATAAAGGAACTGTTAAACAAAGAACTATAAATCTTGGTGGTACTTTTCCAAATGCAAAAACAGGTGATACAGGTACTCAAAGAACAGGTTATAAAAAAGATAAAAAAGGAAATGTATATGTTCCTTCTGCAAAAATAGGAAAGTTTAAATATAATAATTTAAGATCTGATGATGATTTTGCAAAATTAAAAGTTGCTTATGTTAAAAAAGGAACTGATAAAGTAGATCCTTCAATAACACAAGATACTGAAGGTTATAGCAAAGTAAGAATGGGAGATGGAAAACATGGTGATTTAAACACTCCTTATTTAGATGATAGACCTGCTGCTGTACAACAGGGAAAGGAAAAAGAAAAGGAAAAGGAAAAAGAGAAAGAAAAAGAACAAACAACTGAAAAACAAACTAAGGAAGTAAAAATAGAAAATAAAAAGGAAGAAGTAAAACCAAAAGATTTTCCAATGCCTTATGTAAATGAATTAAATAATTTATATCAAAGTAACACTCCTGTTTACCAAGCACCAGAAAGATATTATACACCTGAACTTTATCAATATCAAGATAAATCAGATCCTAATAGAAGAGCTGCTTTAGAAAATAAAAACATGAGTGTAAGTAATGCTAGAAATATAGGTTCTGGAAATGCAGGAAATGTAAGAGCAAATATGGCAAATGCTTTAGCAACTCAATATGGGCAAACTGCTGATATAAATAACTTTGAAGCAACTCAAAGTACAGGAATAGCAAATGCAAATGTCGATGTTAAAAATGATGCTCAAAAATACAATTTACCTAGATATGATATGTATAATGATGCAAAAGAACAAAGATTAGGAATTAAACAAAGGTCTTTTGATCAAGCTATGAAAGGTACTGATGATAAACTTATGTTAAGAAGACAAGAAGGTTATCAAAAACAACTTGATGCAAAAAATGACGCTAATCAAAAACAATATATTAATAATTTAAGGACTGCTAATTATAAAAATGATGATGAAGGAAATGTAATTACTGATAAAGGAAACAGTGCTAATAACAATAACAACAATAATAATGTTATTAGTAGTAGCAGTAGTAGTACAACAAGAACTACTTCACCAGTTACAACAACTACAAGAGTTATTCCTAATGCTGTAACTAGTCAAAATTCAATGTTTGATCCTTCTACATATAACCCACTAGATCCAAATTACAAAAAAGATTTAGTCAGTCAGAAAAAATACGGTTCTAAAAAAATTAAAATAAACAAATGCTAATATGGTAACTAGATATAACGAACCTATTGCTTCAACCCCTTTTCAAACTTACGTTTCTCAATTTGCTCCAAAAAACTTGGAGCTTATTGAGCGTAATTTATTACGAAGACAGGAAAATTGGGATAAAAATGAAGAACTATATAATCAAAATAAAAGATTATTTAATTCTGTGAGAGGAGCAGGAGAAAGAGATGCTGCTTATAGAAATAAATTTGTAGAAGATGTAAATAAAAACCTTACTGCTATAGCAGATTCACACAATGATTATGGATCTTATAACTTTAAAAAAGCAGTTAATGATTATAGTAATAAGTTAATTGCAGATCCTAACTTACAAACTTTAATTGCTAATCAAGGGAAATATGAACAAGAACAAAAAGAAATTGCTGAATTAAAAAAAGATGGTAGGTATCAAGATTATTTACATGAAAAAGATATGAATCCAATAGGAAAAGATGGAAATCTTACTCCTTATTCATATAATGTAGAAAGAGGTTTACTAGATAAAGAAATAATGGAACCTATTTCTGATTTTGCAAAACAATTTAAAGCTGATAAATATGGATATACAAAAATAGATCCTGTAACTGGAGATAGAGTACAACTTGGAGGAGGAGGAATTGGTTTAGCTAAAATTGAAGGATTAACTGCTGATTATATAGTTAATAACTATTCTCATACACAAGCAGGAAAACAATTACTCAGGAAGTTTTCAAAACAATATGGATTAACACCAGAACAGTCTTTGAAGCAAATGGTTAATTTTGCTACAAAATATACTAAAGGTGGAGCATTTAATGAAAGTACAAGTGAGTTTAATTATGCACCTGAACATATATATAAACAAAAAAATACAAATGTAGTAACATCACAAGTTCCATTAGTTGATTCTGTAAGTGGTTTTCAATTTACTACTCCACAAGGAGATTTTGTAAATAAAACTGATGGAATTGGTTCTGCTCAATATAATCAATTATTAGCAGAAGCTAAAAAATCAAATCCTAATCAAAGTACAGAAGAGTTTGATAAGGCATATTTAAATTCAAATAAATCAAATCCTACAATACTTTCAATAGCAGATAATAAAGTTTATGAACAACTAGCTAAAACTTATTTGGGTAATGACATGAAAGATCCTTTATTAGCATTTAGCAAAGGAGCATGGTTTACACAAGAAGGTAATGCAGTAAGTCCAGAAGACTTTGGTCAATTTGTGAAAGATGAATTAGGAGTAGATGATGTAAAAAATGTAAATACAAATTTAGCATTTATGCCTACAAGTGGATTAGCTCCTGCTTCTATGCTTATGACTGCAAGTAGTCCTGATGGAAAAAAAGTAAAAACATTTGTAATGCACCCACCAAAAAGTGTAGAAAATACTCAAAGTTATCAAGTATTGCACACTTTGGGTAAATCAATTAATGACGGAAAAGCTTCTTATGTTCCTTATTATGATGATAAAACAGGAAGAGTTTATGTTTATGCAAATGGAACTAATACAAGAGTAAAAGTAGGTGAAAACTCATCACCAGTTTTAGATAAAAGTACAGATGTATTTTATAAAGTTTTAACACCAAAAGATAAAAGTATTACTTTTGATGATATTAAAAAAGTAATGGCAAATCCAAATCAATCAAATCCTAAGTTTACTGAATCTGAAACTCAAAAAGTTGATTTTGATACTTTATCAAAACAGATGTTTAAAGGAGATATATTGAAAGCTTATTTGGGAGAATTACCACAATAAAAAAATTTTGAGTACTTGTTTTTAATAGTTATATTTGTTTATAATTAAAAGGAAATTATTATGCCTGAGAAAAAAGTAGTTATTAATAAAGCAAAACCTGTTTCTGAAAATCCAAAACCACTTTTCAGTCCAGAAGAACTTATTTCTAAACCTGAAGAACAAGGTTTTCAAAATAATGCTTTTCCTCAAGATTCAAAATTTGATGGTAGGTTATCAAGTCCTTTATTTGATCAAAATGAAATTAGAGCAAATAATCAAGGATATTTAGATGAACTAGGTAATGGTGGTGCTAAGTTTTTAGGAAACTTTGTTAAAAGTGCAGCAGAATTACCTGCAATAGGTTATGGTGTAGGATCAGCTATTGTTAATAGAGATTTTTCAAAAATCTATGATAATGATGCAATAAGTTTTGTAAATAAAACTTACGAAGATTTTACAAAGCAATTTCCTAATTATGAACCTAAAAAAGAAAAAGATTATAATGCTTGGCAAAAATTAGGTACTTCTAAATTATGGTGTGATACACTTCCAGAAGCTTTAGGTTTTGTAGCTGAAATGGCAGCAGAAGCTTATTATACAGGTGGTGCTAGTGTGTACACAAAAGGAGGAGCAAGAGGTTTAAAATTACTTTCACAACTAGCTCTTAAATCTCATGCTAATCAATTAATAAGTGCAGTATCAAAAGGTGAAAATATACTAGAAGCTGCAACTAAACTAAATAAAGCTGTTGTATTTAAAAATGCTACTAGTTTAGCAAAATCATCAGCAGTAACAGGTATTCATGAAGGTGCTGCGGAAGCCAGAGGAACTAAACTTGAAACTCTTCAAAGATTAAAAGAAGAGAAAATGAAAGAATTAGGAATTGAAGATGAAAACTTAATTCCAGAACAAGACAAAGCAGATATATTAGATAAAGCAAATAAAGCAGGGAATGTAAATTTTGCTTTAAATGCAGCATTATCTACAGTTACAAATGCTTTTGAAATACAAGCTTTATTTAAACCTTTAAAGTATGGAAAATCAATAGCAGGTAAATTAATAAAAAATGCAGCAGGTGAATTAGTAGAAGAAACTGCAAAGACTGGATTAGAAAAAACAATTAAATATGGCAAAAATACTTTAAATGCTCTTAAATTACCACTAGTAGAAGCAGGAGAAGAAGGGCTACAAGGAGTATTTAATTATGCTTCATCGGATTATTTTGCTAAAAGAGATGAAGACAGAAATAAAAGTAGTCTTTTAGATATTTATGAATCTATAGGAGAAGGATTTAAACAATCTGTTGGGACTACAGAAGGTCAAACAGAAATGTTAATTGGTGCTATTATAGGTAGTGGAATGGGAGGTGCTTCTTATTTATTAAATAGAAATTCAAGAGTATTTGAAAAAAAACAAGTTGAAAATGCAATTAAACTTTATAATGAAAATAAAGACTTTAGATTAATATCAGATACTATTGGTGAAAAATACAAAGCTAGAATTCAAAATGCTGCTGTTAATCAAGGTTCAGGTGATGCAAAACAAGAAGCAATATTAAATAATGACGATTTTGAATATAAAAATGAAGATCATGATGTTTTATTTGCAAAAGTTGATAGTTTATTAAAAACAGATAGATTTGATGAATTTGAAGATCATGCTAAAGATTTAACAAGTTTATCTTATGAAGAAGTAAATAAACTAGAAGGTTCTAAGTTTACATCAGAACAAGAAAAAAATGATAAAATTGCTAGTCTTGTTAAAAAAGCAAATGAGATAAAAGGCTTACATGAAAAAATTACAAGTTTTGTATTACCTATTTCAGATGATTTAAAAGATAGGATGATATATAATGCTTCTAATACTAAGGACTTAGAAGAAAGAGAAGATAAATTATCAGCAGAAATTTTAGCTTTTACTGCATCAAAAGGAATACCAATAGATTATAATCAAATAAAATCTGATTTTGAAAATAATCCAAATAGGATTTCTGTAGCACAAGAAACATTAAATAAATTAGCAGACTTAGAAATACCTAAAGTTGGAAATGATACTGACGTAAAAACAAGTTCTAATAACATATTAAATGGTTTAGAAGATTATAAACAAACTCTTGTTACTAACACTTTAGACAAAATAGATTCAGAAAGTGTTGAAAAAACTTTAAGTGAAACAAAAGCACCTGCAAGACCTAGAACTGAAAAAGGTAAATTTGCAGCATTTGATGATGCCTATAGACAAAAAATAAAAGACCACCAAGAAAAAGTTAAACAACTTAAAGATAAAATTGCTTCTATTACAAATATTTCATATCAAGATAGATTAGATATTGATAAAAAAGCTAGTGATTTATTAAGAATTGCACAAAAACGTGAAGCTCTTTATAGAAATTATGAAGAGATGTTTAGTTTTGCAGATTTAGTTAAAAAAGGAATTGTTAGTGAAAACAAAACTAAAAAAAATGAAGTTGCAGTAGAAGAACCTGAAAAAGAAAATTTAGAAAGTCAAGTTTCTGCAACTACAGAAGATAATAATGTAGAAGATGGTTTTGAAAATTCAGATATAGATTTTAATGGTCAATTAACACCAATATATGTAAATGAAGATGGTTCTTATTCATATGAAACTCCTTCTTCTGAAAATCCACCAAATCCACCAAATCCTACACAACCACCAAATCCTGATCCTACTGATCCTAATCCTAGTAGTAATACTACTAATCCTACTAATCCTACACCAGCACCAGTTACTAATCCTACTACTAATCCAGTTAGTAATCCAGTTAGTAATACTACTAATAATTCAAATCCTAGTTCTAATCAACAACAAACAAATCAGAAAACTCAAAGAAGTTCAATAGCTACAACATTTGACAATAGTGTTTCATTGATAAATGCTATACAAGAAGAAAATAGTAAAAAGACTATAAAACAAGATAATGGTTACTATACTATTGAAGGTGAAAAATATTTAAGAGTAAGTAGGGCATTTAAAAAAGTTTTTGGAAAAGAAGAAAGGTTACCTGCTAGTTCTAAAATTAAAGTCAAAGATATTAATACAGGTTTAGATGTAGAAACAGATATATTTCAAGATAAAGCAATAGAACAAAATTCTGCTAAAACTGCTATTGCATTTGGTAATTTAGTAGATGCTTTATTTAAATCAGCTATAGCTAGAATTAATAATCCAAAAAACATAAAACTTATTTCTTATGAAAGTTTATTGGACTATGATGTTAATACTCATGATGCTAGATCAAAAGAATTATACAAAGTTGTAGAAAAAGAAGAATTTGAAAAACTAAAAGAAGAAATAAGAAAAACAGTTAATAAATTAAATGAAGATTATCAGTTATATACTGATGTAAATGCTTTTAATGAAAAGGTAAATATAGCAGGTGAAATAGATGTAATTGGAGTTAGTAAAAAAGATGGTAAAATTACTATTTTTGATGTTAAAAATAGTAAGAACTCTTTTGATTCAAACAAAGTTAATTATTCAATACAACTTCAGGCATATACAAGTTTACTTGAAAACAAAAAAGAATATTTAAAAGGGAATATAGATAATAAAATTATTTTCTTTGAAACTACACATTTTGATAATAGTAAAAAAATTAGCAATGTAAAACCACCTGTAATACAGAATTTAGATTCTACTAAAGAAAGTGATCAGGTAAAAAAGTTTTTGGATAATCCATTATTTAAAGGACACCGATTATTTAATTTCCAAACTAAATATTTACCAGAAGACCAAAAGAAATTTGATTCTCAAAATGAATTAAGGAATGAGTATTACTCTTTTTTGATTAATCCTTCTAGTGTAAATTTAACTGCAAATGAACCTTTTGTTGTTTACAATGATAATGGTCAATTTAATGCTTATGTAAAAGTACAAACTTATAAAAATAATGTTAGGAAAGAAGAAGTTGTATCTTTAGGTTATTTAGCTACAAAAAACCAATTAGAAAATCAATTTAAACAACTAAGAGAATTTAAAGATGCTAGTAAAAATTATGTATTAACTCAAGATTTAATTGATAGATATAAAGATTGGGAAAAAGATTTAATTAATCTTGGTAAATTTCAAAACGAATTAAAAGTTAATAAACAAATGTATGTTCAATTAACTATAAAAGACAGAATCAGTTTTAATAATAAGGCTACTTTACCTTTATCTGAATTAATTAAAAAAACGCCATTTGCTAAGAACGGAAAACCTTATCGTGTTTCTGAAAATAAAGTTTTTGAGTTATTAGATAATGGAGATGAAAGATTAGTAAAATTAGAAGATGTACCGCAATTAGGCAAAGATGGTGTACCTATTCCAGGTTTATATTTTTTGTTGGATGAATTTAATAACAGAAAAAGAAGAATTAGTGGAACTACTGTTAATTTAAATATAGCAGAATTAAATAAAATTAGTGTTAAAATAACTGATTTGCTAGAACAAGTAGAAAAAGTTAATACAAAAGAGTTTACAGAAAAAGCAGCAAAAGAATTAAATAATCTTATTTTTATTAAGAATCAAACTTCTCAAAACACAATACAATTTGAACCAGATTATTTTAAAGTAAAAGACAAAGATGGTGTAGTAACAAAAGAAGGTAATATTATTAAAATAAGAATATCAACTAAAGGAGATAATAATAATATTATAGCTGATTTTATTTTAGGTTATCATGTTACTATAGAACAAGATAATCTTTTTCAAGCAAGTCCTTTATTAAGAAAAGACCAAGCAAGATTAAAAATATGGAATGAAAATATTTTAGGTAATAAAGGAAAAATATCTATTTCTAATAAAAAAATAACTTATGATGACTTTATTCCTTTAGTTAATGAAGAAATATTTAGTAATATAGTTGTTTATCCAAATTCCTCTACTGCTACTAAAGATGTACAAAATGCAAATATAATAGTAAATGATTCAGAAACTTCTATATTAAATGGAGTAAATATACAACCTATATCAGTTGAAACACAATCATTAGGAGAAACTAAAATAGTTGATGATTCTCTAGCAGGAATTGAACTAGAAGAAGATTTAGATGATCCAACAGATACTACAAGTACAAAAGTTACTTCTGCACCAAATATTAATCAACAAGAAACAAAGTATGATTTTTTTGGAAGACCTATTTATCCAATAGATAAAAACGGTAAAGAGTATTATCCAAAAGATGAAAATGGAAATGAATATTATTTAAAAGATAAATCTGGTAATGAAAGACCTATTGTACTTGATAGAACAATGGGAGCATATAAGTATAACAACTTGTTATATATTTATGATAAAGAAGGTAAACTTAAAAATCCAGAATACGCCGATGTACCTTTTAAATTACAAACTAATAATGATTTAACAGTTCAGGATTTAGAAAAAGTAAGGAAAACATTAAAAAGAATTTTACCTAAAGAAATTTCTATAGATAGTATAGAAAGTTTAATAGGAAGAATTACTTTAACAGGTCAAGAATTAGGTGCTTATTTAAATAACACAATTTATTTAGCTAAAGCATTTGAAAAAGGAACTGAATATCACGAAGCATTCCATGCTGTATATAGAAGTTTATTAACTCCTTATGAAAAACAATATTATCTTAATTTAGCTAAAAAAGAATTAGGTGATATTAGCAGAGAAGAAATTGCTATATTTAGAACCTCTAATCCTAATTACAGAAGATTATCTGATGAACAAGTAGTAGATAGAATAGCAGAAGAACATTTAGCTGATAAGTTTCAGCAATATATGAATAACAGACCTCAAGCTTTGTTTGATAAAATCTTTAGATATTTAAAGAATTTAATTTCATTCTTTACAAAAAGAGAAAATACAATTTCATCTTTATTTAAGAAGATTGAAAATGGAGGATTTAGAAATGCAACTGTATTAAATGTAGAAGGGGATTTAGTAGCACATAAACTTTTAACAGGAGTTCCTAGTACTATTGCCCATAATTTAATTTACTCTCTTGTAAGTTCTAAAGTGGCTTATGAAACTAAAACTGGAGATGTAAATGATACTTATATGCAACTTGTAACAGAAGAAGAGGTTACAAATGCAATGAATAACGCATTATTAGCATATACAAAAGATACACCTAGCGATCCTAAATTATTAGAAGAATTAAAAAGATTAGGTTGGAGAGTTTTGCCAAAAGATTCTTCTAAAATGGCTAACGCTTATTTAAGACCAACTGCATTAGACAAAGAAACAGGTAGTCAAAAAGCAACTAATAATGCTAAAATAATCTTAGATCAAGCAAATCAAGCAATAACAAATCTTAATGATTTGTTAGCAATAGAAAATATTGAAAATGATTTTGCTGAAGAAAATGAAAACTCTGATAAAAACAGAGATTATGACGCTAATATGTTTGAAAATGGTGGTATTAATAAAATTAGTAAAGTACTAAAAATATTTTTATCAACCATTCCTTCTACTGAAAAACTACCTAATGGTTTTGAAGTACCAACTGTTTTACCATTAAGTGCTGTAAATAAAGTTTTAAATGCAACTTTAGTAGGCTGTGATTCCATAAAAGAAATGGAAACTAGAATGGAAAAAGCAGCACAAAATGATAATAATATGGCTCTTATATTAGCTAAATATAAAGATGTTACAGATAGTTTAAATAAAACAGATGTTGCTAATACAAATAAACCAGTTGTAAAATTACTCAATAATAATTTTAAAGAATTATTTTATTTTCAGTATGGACAAAAAGAATATATTGAAAGTGATGTTTGTTTAATAGAAGGTGCTCAAAGTTGGGATGAAGGATCTAAATCAATGATTATTAAATCTGATTTTTCTAATCCTAAAACCAGACTTTATAATGCAACTAGACAATCTCAAGTTTTAGTAGAAATACAAAGACAAAAAAATAACTTTAATGAAGCAATATCTAATAACAGAAATCAATTTAAAGAATCTTTAAAAGCAATTTCAGGTATAATAGCTAGACAGAATTTTAATTTTACTGAAAAAGATAAAGCTTTATTAATAGATATTAATGAGTTTCAAAGAAATTTGTCTAATATAGGTATTGATTTAGAAAAAAATACTATTCTTAAACTTAATGAATTAGAAGATGGATATGCGTTTCCTAATACTTTAAGTATGATGTTTCAAATAATATTGAATAAACCTAATTTATCAAAATCAAAATTTATAGATGAAGCTTTAAAAGCAACTGGGGATTCAAATTTTATTTATAAAAATCCTTTCCTAGATTATGTAGAAGAAGATAACATAATAGGAAAAGATGAAAGGTCTGAAGAAAAGAAAGAAATTGATACAAGGTTAAAAGTTATTGGTTTAGCCAATTCTAATCTTAGATATGATTCACAAGAAGGTAATTTTCAAAATGCAGAAAAAAAATCTCAATATGCTTATTTATTTAGATTCTTAGCAGCTAAAAGAGCAAGACAAGCTGCTAAAATAATGGAAGAAAATCCTGAGTATTATAAATATAATTTCTTCAGTGATAAAAATATGTCTGGTGTAACTCTAAGAGGGTTTGGAGGTATTGATTACACAGATAAAAATGCAGACGGAAGTACTTTTAAAAATATTTCTCATAGAGAATTATTATTAGCTAAACAACTTTTATATAACAATAACACATTTGTATTTGCCGTACATGAAGCAGCAAGTACAATGACTACTGTAAAAGTTTCACCAGAAATAGCTAAAATTCAATTTATAGAAAAAGATAAAGCTACTCCTGCTTTAATAAAAGCTTTTAAAGGAATTATTGATCAGGATAATTATGTAAAAGATAAAATGTTGTCTTTAGTAAAAGACAAAGGTATTGAAGGAAAACTTTTAGATTTAAATAGTCCAGAATTAGAAGGTCTATCTTTAAATATCCATTATTCAATTCCTAAAGGAACTAGAAAAGCACAAGTATTAAGCGAAGAACATCCTACAGTAGCTTACAATTATAATACTATTCATCATAGTGATATTGAAAATATTAATAGCGGTGAAGAAAATTTAGGAGTAAGATTTCCTAATAGTAGAGATGCTGCAAAATTAACAGATAAAGAATTAGAAGCTGAAATAAATCAATATTTGGAAGATGAGTACCAAGCATTTGGTAAAATGTTACCTGATTATGAACTAACTAGCAAAGAGTTGTTTGATGTTAGCAAAGAAGATGATTTAAGAAAACAGGTAAAAGAATATTTAGCTAAAGATTTTATTATTAGACATTCTTATCAAGATATAATTAGAGGCGAAGAAGGCAATCTTAATATATATAAGAATGATGGAGATGTAACTAAAAGAGGTAAAGGTTCTATTGCAGCAGGTGCAGCACCAGTTATTTATGAAAGAATTAGACAAAATGATGGATCATTTGATATAGAAGAAGAACAGGATTTTACTATTGCAATTAATGAAACAGTAATAAAAGATTTACCTAAATTTGGTAAAACAGAAGTAGATGATGGTGGATCTTATGATACAATAGAAAGAGCATACAAAGTAGCAAAAGGTTTAGGTAAATTAACTTTTCATACAGATTTGTTATTCCAAGTATTATTAGAAAACGAATATTTGAAAAACTATTATAGGGATTTGAATACAGTTAAAACCTCTAAAGCAAAATCTTCTCAGCAATACAAAGAGGTTTTAAAAAGAGTAAACAAAGGTATTCAGCATTATAGAGATTTAGAGTTAATTAAAAAAACAGAAGAAAAGTTTAAAGGTATAGATAAAAAATCTGTAGATAATATAGTAACTAAAGCAAATAAAGAAATAACTAATTTACTAATTAGTAGAAAATTTGTTTTAGTTGATGGGTCTATATATGCTAAAACTGCTGTAATAAATTTAAACAGAGAAACTACTTCTAAATGGGTAGAATCAAACGGTATTGGAGAATGGATGGCATTAGAAGGAAGAGATCATTTACATGGTCTTCTTAATAAAATGTACGCTAATAAAGTAGATGTAGTTTTTACAACTTCTTCTATGAAAGGGAGAAAAGAAAATGTAAACTATTTGGAAGATGGAAAATACCCAGATGTATTAAAAACTGTAAAAGCTAAAAACAATACTTTTAGATTACAGATGGAAAACCCTTCTGGTAAATTAAAAATTACAGACGGAACTCAATTAATACAACTAATAGATTCTGAATTAGATAACGATACTGTCATTGATTACAACGGTAAAGAAACAACTTTACAAACACTAAGAGATGATTATCAAGCTAATCTAGCCAAGATTAGAGAAATATCTTTAAATTATGTAAAAGAAGATTTAAAAAATGTATCTGGATTTTATGACTACTTAGTTGATAATTTGATTTCTTCTCAAGGAGATCCTAATATGATTGAGTATTTAAGTAAAAACGCACAAGGTTTACCTAATTACTCAATAGATTTACCTAATATTCAGAATAAGTTTGAGGAAATGTTTATTGCTTATTTTAATAGTAACGCATTTAGACAGAAAGTTCCAGGACTTAAATTAACTTTAGTTCCCTCAGAAGGTTTAGCAAAAACAGATGGAACACCTTTAAAATTACATAACTATGTAAAAGGAGCTGATGGAAAATATACATTTGAATATGCAGAAGTATTATTAGGAGCAGAAGTATTAGTTCAAAATGGATTAACAGAAAAAGAAGTATTAGATAACCCTGCTTTAGCAAACGAAATAATGAAAATGTTAGGTTATAGAATACCTACACAATCTCATCATTCTATGCTACCTTTTAAAGTAGTAGGATTTTTACCTTCTTTTATGGGTTCAGTTGTTGCTTGTCCATCAGAAATAGTTGCATTATCAGGAGCAGATTTTGACGTAGATAGTTTGTATGCTCAAAGAAAAGAATTTACTAAACACAGAGTTAAATTTGAAAAAGACGGAGAAACAAGATATAAAACAGTTTATTCTGTTTTTAACAGAGATAAAAATAAAAAAATTAACCCTAATGCAACTCAAGAAGAATTAGATCAAGTTGAGTTTAATGATTTTATTTCCCAAATTAAAAAGAATAATAATAAACTTTCAGACAAATTTGACGAACTTAAAGATACTCTTAAAGAAGGTCAAACTAAACTTGATTTAATAAAAGATTTATTATTTGACTTTGGTTATCCTAGTACAGTAGAAGAATTAGTAAATCATAAAGATTATAGTAATTATCAATATAATAAATATGCGGTTAATAATAGTCTTTTAGAAAACAGATTAGCTTTCTTTGAAACTGTACAAGATGAAAATGTAATAGAGGGAATGTTTACTCCTGCTTCTATTGATAAGCTAAAACAAGTAAAAGAAATTTTGTCAGATATATTTGAAAAAGAACCTACATTTTCTTATAATAGCTTGCTTACTCAATTTAATCATTGGAGAAGCAACACAATATCTAAAAAAAATGTAGGTATTGCAGCAGTAGCAAATGCAATTTCAGCTTATTTAACTAAGTTGAATTATAAATTTGAAACTACAAAAATAAAAGATGGTGCACCAGTTGTAACAATATCTAAAACTCCTGAAATTGATGGTTATAGTTCAGAAGGAATTAACAAAATAAATGAAGAAGATATTGTCCTTGTTAAAAAAGATGGAAAAGTAACTATTCTTTTAGATGAAAAAGGGGACTATAAAAAAACTTATAGCAGAAAAGCAGATAGTTTATCTACAACTTTATCAGTTGCAACAGATGATATTAAAGAATTAATTTGTGCAGCATTAAATCTAACAGATAAAATGGTGCCAACATTTACTTTTATGTTAGCTAATGGATATGGTTTAACTAGAAGTAGTTTGTTTATTAGCAATCCTATTTTAAGAAAAGCTTCTACTATTAAAAATGCAAACCCTAGTTTTAAATTAAAAGAAATACTTGGAGATTTAATTGCCAATAATATAAAGAAAGTAGAAAGTGATTTAGCTAGAGTTGAAAATAAATTGGCTAATTATAAAATCTTTGTTAATGAAGAAGCAGCAACTAAATACGGAGAAAGACCTGAATACAGAAATACTTATTCTGCGGGTAAAGATTCTGAAATAGATAGTATAATAGCTAAATACAAATTAAACTTAAACGATGTTATTGAGCATAACAATAAAGGTTTTGGTCTTGATTATTATTCAGTAGAAAATTATTCAGAAAATGGGTTAATACCTTTAACATCTCAAGATATGTTAAATACTTTACAAAAGCCTAATCTAATAACTGAAATACAAATAGCTAAAAGATTTATACAGTTTGAGGAAATGAGTGATAAGTTCTTCAGTCCTTTTAGAGAGTTTTTGGCTTTAAATAGAGGTATTGATAGTAAGTTTTATGCAGCAGAAGAACTTTTAGATAAAATTGATACTACTGATAATATTGATTTTAAACAGATTATTGATAATGATAAAGTAGTAAGTCAAAATATTTCTGCTACTAGGACAATAATAAGTGGTGCTAGTGATTATACATTATTACAAAATTATTCTGTAAAAACTCATATAGATGCTATTGTAGGAAATATATTTACTGATTATAAGAAGTCTGAAAATAAAGCTAATTACATAAAAGGATTTGTAAACTATTTAGGTTTACAAAAAATGAGGGAGTATTTATCTATAAAAGAAGGGGAAGGAGTTTTTGATAAGTATTTAGAAAAGGGAATACCTTTAATAAATAAAAAAGATAAAAATAATATTGTTGAAAGGTATAAAACTTTGTTGTTAAGCCACCCTGAATTAGCACAGAATCAATTTATAGCTAACTTAGTAGTAAATGAAAAAAATGGAGTTTCTATTTTAGAATTTAATACTAGAATGAAAGGCGATAGTTCTTTTAAAGAAGCAATTGCTAATGCTTTTATAGATTTACAACTAAATGAAAATTTAGATGTCCAAAGTTTTGCTACAGCTTTATATAATACAATTTTATTTAAAGATGGATTGAAATTTAGAAATGGTACTTACATTTCTATAATTAATCCGACTATAATGAAAAATTACTCTAATGGTTTACTTGAATTAACAGATAGAGATGAATTAGCAAAATTATTAGAAAAAACTAATATAGAGCATTACACCGAGTTATATATAAGTAATTACAATTATAGAACTTTAGTTAAAACTCCTGATTTTGGTAAATATATAGAAAGTGGTTTATTAGTAAGAAAAGAAAATCCTGATAAATCTATTGTATATGAATACGATAAAAGTAAAGCTACAGATAAAAGTTTTATTAAAGATAGTTTCCCCAAATATAGTAGGGTTAATTATGCTAAAGAAAATTGGGTATTGAGAAGAAATCAAGATAAAACATTTAGCTTGATTAATGTAGCTGAATTTAAATCTAATTCTGCAATAAATCCGTATGTATTTAAAGACAATAAACAAAAAAATATTGTTTTGAGTAATTATTTTAAAGAAAGTTTAACTAATGAAAATACTAACACTAGAGAAGATCTTGAAAATGGGGTTGAAAATCCAATAAAATCAGTACAAAAACCTGTTGAACAACCAAAAGTTGAACCTTCAAAAGTTAATCAAACAAGTAGTAAAACTCAAGAAATTAGTTCTAATGAAAAAGGTTTATATGGAGCATTAACTAATCCAACTGAAATTTCCTTTAAGAAAGGAAACATAACAGAAAAATATGAATTTGAATATCAAGGAGAAAAAGGTACAGCAGAACAAATTTATCAAAAATTAAAAGTCGGTAATGTAAATGATGAATTAAGAGGTTATGATTATAACTTAATGGTAGATATAATCAAAGCTAAATTTGCAGCTTACCCTAGATTAAAAGAAGCTTTTCTTAAAGAATTAAATAAAGGAGTTGTATTTACTCATCAACCTACAAATAAACCTTCTATTTGGCATACTAATAACGGTAAAGATTATTTTATCAAAGCTTTAACAGAAGCAGCAACAGGTAAAAAAGTTTTTAATCCTTTTACTTTAAATAATCAAATAGAAGAAGTTGTTAAACCAGAAGATAATAATACACCAAATGGTTTAGATGAAACTATAAGTACTAGTGTTGATTGGTCTAAATTTGGTAAACAAAAATTAAGTACTGCTAAGATTATTGGCTTTACTCAACTAAATAAAATTTTAAAGAAGTTATCTAAGAAGTTTGGATTACCAACAGAATATGTAAGTAGTAAAGGAAATTGGTTTGGTAGATATAATTCACTAACAGGAAAAGTTGAAATCAATACTAATTATGATTTACGATTAGATACCCCATTCCATGAATTTGCTCACCCTTTTATAGAAGCAATTAGAAAAACTAATCCTGAATTATATAATAGGTTGGCACAAGGAGTGATAGAAGAAGGAAATATATTAAGTCAAATTCAACAATTGTATCCTGAATTATCTTACGATGAAGCAGTAGAAGAAGCAGTAGTTCAAAGTTTAGGAGAACTAGCAGCAAATAAAATTGATAATAAAACATTAATAGATAGTATTTTAGACTTTATTAATGAGATCAAAAATAAAATAGCTAATATCTTGGGTATTCCGAGAAGTATGGTTATCTTAGATGTAAATACTACTTTATCTGATTTAGCAGATATGATGACTGATGACAGTACAATTTCTTTAGATGTATTAGGATTAAAAGATAACTATCTACAAGAAAATGAAGATTTACTAAATCAATTAGTAGCAAAAGGACTTATAAAATTAACTTGTAAAGTATAAATATAAACACAATGGTTTGTGCAAAAGGAATAGATAGTATTGAAGTGTTATCAGAAAATGGTAACCCTTCAATACTTTTTCAAAGTCTTAATACTTTAAATGATTCATTGGATGATTCATTAGAGCATTATCTAATTACTAAATCACCAGAATTTAAAGAATGGTATAGTAATGGAAAAATGGATGAAAATGGAGAACCAGTTTTTGAAGATGCTAAATTTGTAAATGAATTTGGAGAAATTAAAACTGCATATAACTTTCAAAAGCTATATGATCCAATAGAAAAAACTAAAAAGATTTACGATGAAATAAGAGATGTTGTAAATAGAAGGTTAGCTATCTATAAGAATAGAATCGATAAAGATAGTGTAATTAAAGAACTAGAAGAGTTAAATGAGAAAGTAAATACTTTAGATGAGTTAGAAGCTATTTCTTTATTCATAAAAGATGCGTCTTCTAAATCAGCAATTCTTTTAGACAGAATGAAACAAAGATTTGATGGAAAAAACTTATCTGAAATTCAAGATAAAAAAGAAGCAATAGATTTTTTAGCAGAAGCAAAAGATTATATTGATGGTTTTACTATTATAAAAGAATTATCTGATATAGTCGATGATATTAATGATACAGAAACAGGTGCAAAATTAAGAGAAGCACAATCTAATTTTAATCAAATACAGAATAGGTTTAAGTCAGTAGCTCCTAAATTATTAGGTAACTATTTATATACAGCTTTAAGAAATGTCGATTTAACAGAACAAAATAAAGTTTTAAAAAGTAAAGGTAAAGCTGAAGTTACTGAAGAATATGTAATTAAACAATTAGAAGAAAGTACAGCAGATATAGGTTGGATGAATCTTTGGTTAGATCCAATGATAAATTCACAAGATTTACCTTTTGCTTTATATGGTAAATTAATAAAAGCACAACAAGAAAAAGCTAGAGCAAAAGATATTGAAAATAATTATATTTTACAAACAGCAAAACAAGCTTATATAAATGCTACTGGTAGATCAGAAAATAATACAGCTAAGTTTTATGAACCTTTTACAGAAAGGATTAAAGATGAAAAAGGTGTTGAACAAATAAGATTAGTTTCATCAGTTGATTATAAAACTTTCTATGAAAACAAAGCTGCATTATTAAAAAATTCAACTAGTGCACAAAGAGGTAAATGGTATGCGGAAAATTGTGAACCTCAATATGATTCAGCAGGACAAAAAGTAACTATATTAGATGATTTTGGCAATCCTAGAATTCAATATGATTTAGACAGTCCTTTAAAAACTAAATATATTAATCAAAACTATAAAAATTTATCCCAAGCAGAAAAGACTTTTCTTAATGTTTTAACAGATAACTATTTATATTCACAGAGTTCTTTACCTAAATCATATAGAAGAGGTTTGGTATTACCTTCTATAAGAAAGGATAATGTAGATAGGTTTAATGAAAATGGTTTAAAATCTGTATTAAATGAAGCAAAAGATTCTTTTAAAATCAGAGAAACAGATACTCAATATGGTATTCAAGATCAATCAGGTAATGAAGTAAAATCAATACCTATTTATTATACACAGTATTTAGATGCAAATGAAGTTAGTTCTGATGTAATACCAAGTTTATTAAAATTTGGACAAATGGCTAATAACTATAAAGCATTAGGAGAAGTTTATTCAGAAATACAACTAATGACAGATGTAATAGGAATGAGGAAAACAGCTTTAACTAATGCAAAAGGTGAAAATGTATTTGATTCTTTGTCTAATAAAATTGGATTAAAGAAATTATTAGCAAATCAAAATGAAGCAAATTCTGTTAAATCATTAAGAGAATTTAATAATGCAGTAGTTTATGGTAGATATAAAGAAAAAGAAAACCCTAAAGCAATGGCTTTAGAAAAAGCAATAACTAAATATACTAGTTTAAATAGCTTAGGTTTAAATTTTCTAGGTAGTTTTAATAACGTATTACTAGCTAAACTTACTTTTTTGATGGAGTCAATAGGAGCAAAACATTATACTCCTAAAGATTTAGCAGTAGCAGAAACTAAGTATATGGGTAATATACTTGGAATAATAAACGATGCTAATTCTAATTTGCCTAAAAGTAAATGGGGATTACTTTTTGAAAAATACGATCCTATTCAAGGAAATTTTAAAAAGGGGTTAGCTGATTCACAAAGTATGACTAAAAAAGCATTCAGCACAAGTAATTTATTCTTTATGAATAATATGGGTGAACATTTTGCTCAAAGTTGTACTTTAATTGCATTGATGAATAATAGAAAAGTAAAAGATGCAAATGGAAATTTAGTAGCAATGGATGAAGCTTATGAAATTGTGAATGGTAGATTAGAAGTATTACCTGAATTCCAAAGTCAAATAACTCCAGAAATAGAAGAAGATATTAGAAATACAGTACACGCATTGAATAAACAAATGCACGGAGTTTATGAAGATAATGTAGCAGCAGATAGATATATAATAGGTAGATTAGCTAGATTATTTAGAAAGTACATACGAAGTGGTTTTAAATCAAGATATGAAAATACATATTTTGATGTAGAAACAAATAAAATAAATAGGGGTTATTATAATACCTTTTTTAACTTCTGTAAACAATTCTTACAAGATCCAAAAACTGTTTTGGTAATGTCTTCTAAATATAATGAGTTAGAAGATTTTGAAAAAGCTGGTATAAGAAAAACAGTTGGTGAAATAGGATTAGTATTAGCTTTTAGTTTAGCTTATGCAGCATTACCAGATGATGATGATGATTATTTAACGTCATTTACAAAATATCAAATTGCAAGAACTCAATCTGATATGTTATTTTACACAAATCCTACAGATATATTAAGACAATTTAAAAGTCCTAGTGCTTCTTTTAGTAGTGTTAATAAAGTTTGGAGATTATTAAGTCAATTAACAGATCCGTTAGAAGAATATGAAAGATCTACTGGAAGTTATGACAAAGGAGATTTAAAATTGAAAGCAAGATTTTATGATGCAGTTCCAATTATAACTCAAATTGAAAATACAACTAATCCAGATGAGCAATTGAAAATGTTAAATGCAACTAGAGCATTCTAATGTTGGTATTTCTTTAGACAAAAACAAATCATTATTTTGATTAGTTACTTTGTATATTATAAACTATATTTGTATATAAGTACTTGAAAAACAACACTATGTGGGAAACTATTAAAGGGGTATTGCCTAGAGTATTGGGTTCTTTGTCAAGTAAAGAAACAAGCGGTTCTGATTTTGCTTATAGAAAATTAGCAGGTCTATCTTTTTTTGTTTTAATTGCTTATTTACATTATGATTTAGTAAATAACTATTCAGATCCAGTAATAACATCTGATTTAAGTTTTAAATATTTATTAGTTGATACAATTACATTCTTATCTTTAATCGGAGTTTTACTAGCTCAAAGATTAGCAGAGCAGGCAATAAATATTAAAAATGGAATATTTAAGACTACAACAGAAGAAATTAAAACTTCAACATCATCAACTGAATCAAGAACAGGAAATGCACCAGAGTAATGATAATAATGAATTGGGATTGGTACTCCAAATATTAGGTATTTTATCTGTTTTTGTTCACAATATAAATTCTATTGTAGTAGGATTTATCTCTTCTATGGCAATGAATATATTTGTAATAGATATATCTCAAGCTAAAGATGTTGCTAATATTATAATAATTTTATTAACCTTAATAGTTTCATTGTTTAATGCTTTGAATGCTATTGCTAAATTTATAAAAACAAGTGGTAAAGATTATTCTAAGTTTTTTAATAATTTTCGGATGTTTGTTTACAAGTTGTTCTCCTCAAAAAAGACTAAGTAACTTGTTGAAAAACCATCCAGAATTACTTGATAGTTTAAAAACTAAAATACCTGCTGTATCAATTCATGATACAATAAAAGCAGATACTTTTATAAAAACTATAATTATAAGTGATTTAGATACTGTTGAAACAATAGTAGTAAACGATACTTGTTTGTCAAAAGAAAAAAAAGAAGCAATTAAAAAAAGACTAACAAACATAAAAGAAAAATTGATTTATGTCAATCGTATTAAAGATACTACTTTATATAAAGATGGTTATACAATCAAACTTGGTATGGATAACAAAAATAATTTCATATTTGATATAAAAAAACCACAAACTAATATAGATGTTAAACAGATTAAGGTTTATAAAGAAATGGAATGGTATAGAGATATTTGGTTTTTTGCTTTTGTATTATCTTTAACCTTATTTATTATTTTATTAATAAAAAAATGACTTCTACAGAATATAATGGTTTAATAGCAAATATATCAACAAAAGAGTATCAACTTTTGATTCAAATATCAAAAGATACAGTTGATAAAATTAAAGATAAACATACTACAACTTTACATAATTTAAAAACTTTTAAAGCTAGGATGTATTATGTATATACAAGACAAGATACTCCTGAAATAGAAAGAGTATCAAACTTTATTACTAAAAATTATTTGTAATGGCTCTATCATTAAAGTTTACTTTTACTCTTACTAATAATAGTAAAACATTAGCTGCCTTAGATAGTACTGGTGTTTATTCTAGTACAAACTTAGGTGGTTATAATACCCCTAATCCTGCTAGAAATACTGTAACTTTAGTTTTACTTTATAGAACTATTGGTACAAATAATAAATATACTACTGTTGATTTAACTTATCATTCAGATGCTTATAGTGATACAATTATTAGTGAATTAAGTTTAGATGTTTATGAGTTAATATTTTTTGAATATCTTAATTCAAGTACTACAATATCAACTACTATTGCTACACTTAGATCTCAAAATGATAATTATACTGGATATACTACACTATTAGCTAATTCACTTATACTTGCACAAACAAAATATATTTTTATTAATGATGTAAATATTAAAAGTTGTTTAGAAACAGTTAATAAAAATATATGTGATAAAATAATGGATGGTATTCAATTTGATTCAGAAGAATATATCCATTTAGCTTCTCTTTACTCAGGTATGTATGTTACATCAGGTAAAAATGATTTAGAAAATACCAAAAAAATATTTGATGCCCTAACCGCTAATTGCCAAAACTGTTTGGATTGCTTATGCTAATAGATAATATTAATTCATACATTAGTTTACTAATAGAAAAGATTTATTCTATTTCTAAAGAAATAGGTATTGAATATGAATATGCAAAATGTTTATGTCAAACAGATGATATAAGTGAACTAGAAACTTCCATTGGAATCTTACAAGGAACAGTAAGAAGTAATGATGAAAAAGAAGTTTTACTTTCTTATATAGTTAATAAATATAATATTAGACTAGACTCTTTAATAACTCCTTTTTTTTTTAATGTCCTAACTCCACAGCCAGAAGGTAATTTTGGAGATATGTTTAAAAGTATATATGATCCAAATAATGATGGAATAGTAACTCTAGCAGCAGGAGTTTTAGGAATATCAGGAGCAGGAAATAGTTATTATTATGGTAAAAATAATTCTGGAGCAATAGGCTTTTTTGCTCTACCTGTTACAGATTTAAGTACTTATGCTACTCAAAGTTATGTAACTAGTCAAATAGCAGCATTAAATATAAACAATTATGTTTTAACTTCTACTTTAAGTAATTATTCTACAACTAGTTATCTTACTACTAATTATCCTACAAGAACACAAGTTACTGCTGAAATAGCTGCTTCAAGTCCTGTTTTATCTGGAAGTTTTGGAAATACTTTAATTACAGTAGGAGGAATTACTTCTGGTACTAATTTAAGTAATAAAACTTTTGAACAAGTAATGACTTCTTTATTTAAACCTTTTATTGCAGCGACTACTACTTTTAGTATAAGTAGTATATCTCTTACAGGTGGAACAAGTTCTGGTTTAAATATAGAATATGGGGCAACTGTAACAGGTATGACTTTTACATATTCTGTTACTTTAAACGGGGATACTTTATCAAGTTTTACTGTTTCTGGAACTAATTTAACTAACTTTAGTGAAACTAGTCCTAGAACAAAAACACTTAGTCCTTCATTGACTAACAATGGTACTTATACTTTTACTGCTATTTGTGGAAGTAGTACTATAATTAAAAGTTTAACATTAAACTTTATTAGAAATAGATATTTTAAAATTGTTGATACAGTACCTACTGATTCAGAAGGTGTAAAAGCATTAACAAAACAAACCCTATTTACTGTAAAAGATTATAATACAGGAGATATAAGTCCTTCTAATCAATATATTGTTTATTGTTATCCTAGTAGTTTAGGTTCTTTAACTCGTGCAATTAATACTTTAGGTACAAATGCTATTGGTTCTTTTACTCCTACTACTGTTACTGTAGATGGAATTTCTTATTATGTTTATAGTTTTTATGCTATAACAAGTCCTAGTGCTTATAATTATCAATTTAGTTAATATGGCATATAACATAGAACAACCTTTGTTTAGAGTTTTTAATAACTCATTAGATTATTTATATGTAGCTGCTAATTCTTCTGCTAGAACTAGTATTATTGCAGGTGTTAGATATTCTGGAATGCAATGTTATCAAACAGATACAAATACTTTATATATCTTATCTTCTGATTTAACTACTTGGAGTGTTATACCAACAGGAACTTTAACTACTAATTTTTTAAATTTAACTGATACCCCTGATACTTATACAGGACAAAGTTTAAAAATAGTAAGAGTTAATTCTGGAGAAAGTGCTTTAGAATTTTTTGATGTAAGAGCATCTACTGGTGAAATAACAACTGGTACTGAAACTAATAAATTTATAAGTCCTAGTACTTTAGTAAATTCAGCAATAACTTTTCTTAGTAGTATTACTTTTAATAATGCTTTTGTAACTTTAGGAAGAGGTTTAATTTTTAATCAATATACTAACTCTAGTCCATTATTAGGTCAGTTATGGAGAAATACTTCGGATAGATTATTATTTAGAAAAAATATTAGTTCAGTTGCTAATACAACTACTATGTTAGAAGATGCTGATATAAGTGCTTCTAGTTATATAGTTACAAATGCTGAAAGTAGTACTACCAATTTACCTAATATAAACCATTTACATTATTTTAATCAAGCTACTTTTAGAAATGCAACTCAATCTGCTACTACTGTTAATTTTAATACAGAATTACAAACAGTAACTTTAACTCAAGGGAGTAGTATCGTAATAGATACTTTTAGTAATTTAGCAATAGGTAAAGAAGTTATTTTAGAAGTTAATTGTGCAAGTACAATTACAGGAACTTTAACTGTTACAGGAGGAAATACAATAGTTGGTTCTGGAACTTTTTTTACAACTTTAGGAATTACAACAGGTTCAGCAGGAAATACAATTACTATAAGTGGAAATATTTATGGAATATCTAGTGTAAATAGTAATACTTCCATAACTATATTAACAGGTTCAGGAACAGGTGTAAATGCAGGTATTACTTTTTCAACTACAAACGTAGCAGTAGGAACTAGTGGTACTCTAAATAATGAAATAGTTTATACAGGAACTTACAATTTTTATCAAGGAACTGTTGTTTGTGGTACAGCTTTAGCAGGAACTATTTCTGTAAGTGGAACTACAATGACTGGAGTAGGAACTAGTTTTAATACAAGTACTACTCCTGTAGGTAGTGTAATTTGGATAAATACAAATACCTATACTGTAAGTAGTATTACTAGCACAACAGTTATAGTTTTAACTGCATCAGGAACAAGTGTTTCAAATGGAATAGGTATAGTTTTAGCTGCAATAGGAGCAGATTTTACAAATGGATTAGTTGCAGGAAGTTCTTTTAGAATTGGTAATTTATTTGGAACAGTTACTCCAACTACAACTACTGCAACAACTACATTTGCTACTAGTTTATCAGGAAATACAAATACTTTTTACAATGCTACATTAACTAAAGCTAATAGCTTTAGCTTTAATGTTTCAGGAATAACAACGATTATTAATTCTCAATTTATTTCAGGTATAACTAACTATATTAGTTTAAAAGCTTTTTCAGCTACTAAAGTATTAATTAATTTCTTTACACCTAGAAGTTTTTAACTATGATAGAATCTAATATTTCTAGGTCTTATGGATTAGTAATCAGAGAAAGAATGCTAAGCATAATTCCAATTGTAAGAAGTGCGCTTTCTTTTTGGATTTCTTTTAATAAAGAAGCTTTTGGTGCTGAACAATTAATTAGTACTAATAAAGGAGGTTCTTATAATTCACAAGGACAATATTTAGTTAAAGATTCTAGTGTTTCTCCATACCCAAATAGGTTTGTCTTATACACACTTTTAAATAATATAGCTAATAGTGCTGCACTTCCAACTTTTTCAGGAAATATGCCAGGCACTCATACTGTATCTACATCTACTTTTATTACTCTTACTGGAACTGGTAGTAATTATCTTTCTTTAGGATTAGTAAAAGGTTCTATGCTATACATAGACAATAAAAGATATGTAGTAGGTGCTACAGTTTCATCTAATACTTCTATTACTTTAATGTATTCAGAAGGAGATATAAGTAATAAATTAGGAGCAGTACCTTTTGGTTCAAATTTACCTTTTTTAGGTAGTATTTCAATTACAGGTGGGGTTTTAACAGGAGGTGGTGATTATACACGTTTAAATATTTCAGTAGGTACTAAAATAATAACTGACCGAGCAGTACATACTGTTGTTGCTGTAACTAGTGCTACTACTATAACTGTTACAAGTTCCCCATCTGGAGATGTAAGTACTCAATCAGGATTTTTATTTATTCCTGTTTTAGATACAGGTATTACTGCTACTACAAATACACTTTACCATATTGCTATTGGAATAAATCCTTATTATAAAACTTTAGGTGTTGGTTATTATTCTCCTACAATAGCTTATTCATTTTCAATAAATAATCAACCTTTTTATATCATACCTAATACAAGTCTTGCTTCTAATTTTACTTTTATAAGTATAGGCTGGACAAATGTAAATTTTAATTTATTTGATTTAGTTGCTAAACAATCAGATCAACTTTTTACATTTACAGAAGTTCAACAATTATATAATGGTGGACAAGGATTAGCTTTAGATAATATATCTAGAACTTTATTAACTACTTCTAATATTTATTTTATTATCGGTGATTTTTTAGTTTCAAGAAATCCATTAAGTACATTTTCTTTTAATAATAATGCTACTGCAAACTCTACTTCAAATAGATCTGAAAGAGGTTATTATATCAATGATGGTTGGTTTCAGTATACTTTAAATGGTAAATCATTACCTAAAAGTTATTATGATGATGCAGCAAATAGACAACCTTATAGAAATGGAAATGCTGTAATTGTAAAATCTAATTTTCCAGAAGTTAATACTTTACAAAATTATTTTTATGAAGGTGTTTCTTATATAAACGTAATTGATATTGATAATTCTGCATTAAGTCCTTCTACTTTTGTTAATTATTCTGGAAGTTCTTTAAAAGAATTAATTTTAAATAGAATAACTTTTGCTTATTTAAGTTTAACTTTAAATAATACCTTTTGTAAAAGTATAACTGTATCTAATTCTACTAATTTATTTTTGAGAATAAATGATGTATCTAAAGTAGATACTACTATTACAATAACAAGTTGTTCTATTAAATTTATTGGCTTTGGTGTAATAACTCTTAACTCTTATACTTTAGGAAGTTTAATAATTAGTTCTAGTTCTTTTATATCTGTAGGTTTACAAGATGCTTTTTTTGATAATACACCTATTTTATTTAGTTATAGTATTATTTCAATAACTTCATTTACAGGTTATTTTTATTTTACTCAATCTTTTAGTGATTATATAAATTTAACTTCCTTTATTATTACTCCTAGTTCTATTGGAACAGGTGGGTTTGGTCTTGCTCAACAAACCAGACCTTTTAATTTTACAAATTCTAAATCATTAACTACAATAAATATAACTAGTTATAATTTTACTTCTGTTATATTACCAAATTCATCTACATTAACTACTTTAAGAATTATTGCTGATTCTGGTTTTACTACAATAAATACTACTAACGTAATTGATGGAAAGATAACTTTGCCTCTTACTAATACTATTACAACTTTGCTCATTAATGGTACTTCTTGTACTTCTATAAATAGAATACCTACTTCTGTAACTCTTTTAGATTTGAGAAATAATGTTTATTTACAAAATTTAAGTTCTGGGACAATAGATTTGTCAGGTTTAGCTAATGATATTACTATTTCTGGAGGAATTTATTTATCAGGATGTTCTTTTTTAAATATAACTTTACCTAGTTCAAGAAATATTGCTTATTTTGATATTTCTGGAATTGCTGCAAATGGTGCTTTACCTGCTGCTTCAAATAGATGGATTTACGGAAGTGGTATTCCTGTAGGATGTACTTTTGTTTCTGGTACGGGAACAGTATTTAAAGCAAATGACGTTATTTGGAATAGTTGGACAAGTTTACCTTTTGGTACTAGAATAGTTTGTAATTCAATTACTATAGGCGGAACTATTTATCCTGTAGGCAATACTTCTTTTTTATATTCTTCTATATATAATTTATATTCAAATTATACAGGATTTAGTAGTAGTGCGCAAAAAAGTTTTAGTTTTAGTAATGAAGTAGGAGGTGGTATAACTATACCTACTGGTTATGTACAAGCTAATGCTACAACAGCAGGAAATGATGGAGATTTACTTAATATGTTAGATTCAGATTTAGTAAAAATAAGAAAAGTAGCATATGTGTTAGTTAATCAAAATATAGATTTTACTACAACTAAAAAATATAACTGGTCTGTAACATTATAAAAAAAAAAGAAAAACAATATGAAATTTGAATATTCAGATGTAACACAAGAAGTGTTATTTATACATGGGGAAGAAGGTCAATTATTTGTACCTGATGATAGACAAGTATTTCTAGGTACATTACAAGAAGCAGTAAGCTATTTTCAAAATTTAAATTATGATTATAGTGCTATAGCTTTATATATAGTAAAAAACAATTTAATTTAAATAGTAAAATAAAATGAAAATTAGAGTAGAACGCTACAAGAAAACTAAAGATTATACTTTAGGACATCTATTTATAGATGATGTACTTCATTGCTATACAGTAGAAGATGAAATACGAGAAGTAAAAGTAAAAGGGGAAACTGCAATTCCAGCAGGGACTTATAAATTAGGATTAAGAGATAGTCCTAAATTTAGTAAATCTTTTAAAGTAATAAATAAGGATTTTATTATTGAAGCAACAACAACTTCAAATCCTAGTTTACCAGATCATAAGTTGATATGGATAAAAGATGTACCTAATTTTGAATATGTTCTAATCCATTGGGGTAATACCGATAAAGATACAGATGGTTGTTTAATAGTAGGAAACTCTATTGCAATCTTTGATGGTAAAGAAGGTGTAGCTTCTTCTAAAATAGCTTATTGTAAGTTATATCCTATTATTGCAAAGGCTATTGCATCAGGAAAAGAAGTTACTATAACTTATATAAATAAATAGATAATGATTATTGGTTAGTTTGATTAGTTTATTAAAACTCTAGTAGATTCTATTAGAGTTTTTTCGTGGGTAAAAAAAACTCCCTACTTAGAAAGTAGGGATTTTAAATACTATTCTCAATAAAATAACCAAATTTTTAAAAGCTGTAGATACCCTTTTGTATCAACAACATAGCAGCTCTAATTTGAGCTATTGCCTTTTCTGCACTAGTCTTAGTTTTTGCTTTCGTTTTCATATCAGTTTTAATTAGTTCGATACAAAACTACAAATTTTATTTATAACTCACAATAAGGTATTAAAAATTAATTTTATTTTGATCATTCTTTTCTAAAAAAGAATTTATATTTTCAAATAACCTTCTACCTTCCCAATCCCTTTTATCATACAAGGATGCAGCAGGGTGTTCTACTTCTATCACTAAATTCTTAGGATTACTAAGTTGATCTTTAAAACATCTAGGTGTTGCTCCTAATAAAACAAATACTATTCCTGATTTCTTTTCATCTAATTTTCTAAGTACTTGTTTTGTTAATTTATGCCAACCTAAGTATTTATGAGAGTTTGCTTCTCCATCTCTTACTGTTAATTGACAATTAAAAAGAAAAACTCCTTGCTCAGTCCATTGAGTTAAAGTAAAATCTTTTCCATTTAAAAGAGAAGAATTAGCAGCTTGTAACATAACTTTTAATGATGCAGGACATTTACTATTATTAGTAGCAAAAGCTAATCCATTAGCAACACCATTATAATAAGGATCTTGTCCTAATAATACTACTTTTACTTTATCAAAAGGAGTTTCTGTAAAACATCTAAATATATTATTTACATTTGGATATACAGAATATAACTTTCTTTCTTCTTTTAAATTAGTTCTAATAGTATTTAAAAAATCAGTAGAAGCAATATTACCTATAGCTTTAGTCCAAGATTCTCCTATTAAAGATTTAGTTTTATCATCAACATAATAATCAAAATCTAATCCTAATTGTTCTTTAGATTTTACCATATATCTTTTCTACTAATGCTAAAGCTTGTTTAGATAATTCTTTTGTTGTACCATAATTATTGATTATTACATCAAAATCATAAGCATCTAAAGATAATTCAGGTTTACCTTCATTTATTGATATTTCTAAAGTATTGAATAATCTCTCTACTTTTACAAGAGTACAACCTTTATGAATTAATAACTCTAACATATCTAGTGAATAAACATGATCCACTATAAGAAAATCCACTGAGCTATCTTCAAAAAAAGAAATTACTGCTTTTGCCAACTCTAAAGGCTTAGAAAAATCAATTACTACAACTTTATTATTAGTTTTATAATTGATATATTCAGCTAATAGATTAGAGAAATGAGTCTTACCAGTATTACTTTCTCCTGTAATACATATTATTTTTTTATTTATATTCATTGATTTTTTTAGCATCTAGTGCTATTTTTCTTGGTATTAAATTGTATATATCTAAGAATAAATACTTAGTTAATACTTTTGCTGATTTAGGCATTCTATTTAAATTAAGAATAAAATTATCTGTAACTTCTCTTACTTGTGAAGTTTCCAATTTGATTACTTTATACTCAAAATCTTCTGATAGATAATATATATCTAAATCAGAAAAATTATTTAACAACAAAGTAGTATTTTTAACAGGTATTTTTATATCTGTTTCTTTATCCCTACTAATTACATAGCATTCTTTTTTAAAAGTATCTACTCCTTTCAGAGTAGATAACCAACGATCTCCATTATAATTTACTATTACTCTGCAATTAATATATTCAGCATATATTTCACTTAAACTAACATTAAAATCTATGTCATAGCCCATTAGCAAAAATAGTATGAGGTGAGAGGATATTTTTTTGTAAAGCTTTTTTATAACCTAATTTGTTGTAATCATCTACTAAATTTCTAGCAATACCTAATTCAATTAAAAATTTATTATCATACTCTTCTTCTAATTCAGAAACAGAAAAATAACAAATTTTAGGTATTGAATAATCCAAATTATTCCTAGATACAAATATCAAACAAGTAATTATAAAAGGATTTTCAATACCGAGATTCTGATTTAAACTTTTTATTAATTTAGAATAAAAAAATAATTGCTGATCATATTTATATTTAATTATAGCTTCTTTAATAGATTGTTCTGATAAATCATTAATTGTTTTAAAATCAAATATATAAATAAGATTTGGTTTACCTTCTTCCTCGTTTATATATTCTAACATTAAATCTATTTTACCTTTAATTTTTATTTTAAATAACGATTCAAAATTAACATCCTCTCTCATATCTAAATTAAAACTAATTGGTAATTCTCTGCTTTCAATAAACCCTAAATTTTCTAAGTTTTCAGGGATATTATAATTACATTTTTTTTGAACTAACCTTCTAAATTCAGGTAAAGTGGTAAAACTCATACAATTATTAACAGATTCCTCTATTAAATATCCCATCTTTGACAGCAAAGTGTTTTCCTCAGAAGAAATTAAAGTTTTTCCTGATTTCAATAATTCATAATAATTAGAGTTTTCTTCAAATTCTTTTATCAAACTTTCAATTTTAACTTTAGCACCTATTCTTTTATAAGCAGTTTCAAATTTAAATTTTAGTTTAACTTCATCAGAAATTATAGTTTCCCCTGTTTCATAATCAATTTTGTAATCATCAGATCCACCTTCATTAATAACTATTGTTATCAATTCATCTTCAGTAATTTTACTTACTTCCTCAATAAAACTTTTAGGTTGTGGTTTTATACTACCTTCATAAACAATAAAAGATTCTGGATCTTCTAAATACGCATGAACTAAACTTCCAAATTGTAAAGAAGGATTATCTGATTCTACATGAATTCCTTCTGACATCCTATGCCATTCTTTTAAAAAACCTAAATGATCATTACTTCTTATATATTTAAGTAATGAATTATTTATAGCTAAATCTTTGAAATAATCATACTTTTCTTCTTTATCACTATTCTGGCTTTGACTTTCCATTGTTATTTTTTATTTCTTTGAATACTTTTTTTAGTTGAGATTGTTCTTGTTTTGAAAATATAGTTATAACTACACCACTATCTTCTTTATCATAACCATAAGGTAAAAACAAAGGGATTATTTCAAGATTATTATCATCTTGAATCCATTCATATTTTACCATTAAATCCTGAACAATTTGAGCAGCATTTATATAATCAAAATTTCTTTTTTGATCACGATAAAAAGTAAGCCCTATAACGTAGGGCTTACATAATTTATTTTCATCAATGTAATTTAGAAAATCTTTTTTACACAACAAGTAATTCTTTTTAGTTTCAGCTATATAAGTTTGAACTAATTTAGAATGTACTATTCTTTTACTTCCATCTCTAAGAGTAATAATATTCTTACTATTCTTACTAGAAGGTACATTGTTGGGTATAAAAAAGTTTTTCATGTTGCGTTGTTTAAACTAGATCACAAATATAGTTATTATCTCCCAGCTTTTCTTTAGCTATAAGTTCATAACCTTTGTCCGTTGAAATTACACAATACTTTTCTAATTTCCAACGCATTCTAGTTAAACGATTAATAGAACTTTGTTTAAATTCTTCTAATTCAGAATCAATTTCTTCGTCTTCTGATTCATCAGAATCTTGGTCTTCATACATTTTCTCATCATTGTAATCATCGTAATCTTCATCCTCATCAAGTTCTTCATCTTCTAAATCTTCATCTTCTGTAACTACAGAAGGAACTTCAGAACTTCCTAAATGTTCATATTTAGATTTTACAAGTTTAGGAACTTCTGTTACTTTGACTAAATCAGCTTCAGATACTTTTACAAAACTTAAAACAGTATTAGCTGTTTTATTTAAGATTTCTCTAGCTTCAATAAAACTAATATGTGTATCTATATCAGATATAAAATCAGTATATTGATTTTTTAAATCTTTATTATTATCAAAGAATGTTTCTAAATTTCTTTTAGCTTCAAATATAATATCAGGATGTATCCTAAAATCATTTTTCTCTACAGATGTTTGAAAATCATCTCCTTCTAATATACCTAATGGGATATAAGCAGAAGCTCTAAGTTTATTAGGTTCTGCCAAAGGTAAATTTGCAATATCAGAAGGACTGAACAAACAAAGAAGAAGTACATTACCTGAAAAAGAACTTGAATAACTATAAGTTCCTATATGCAAACCAGTACTACAGCCATTATTAGGATTGTTATCACAATCTTTTCTAGCCATAGTAATTAAATGACCATTTTTAATAGTCATTCTTTTAGTATGTGAATCTGTAAATTCACATTTATCTATTAAATCACTATATTCAATAGTTTTATTAGATTCTAAGATATTATAAAAATGATCACCACTCTCTTTTATATAAGATTGACTAGTATTACTCCTACTAGTTACCTTTTTATAACCTACTAAAAATCCTAAATTACTTATTTTGAATTGACCTCTCACAACATAATCTGTTATTTTCTCAACTATATTAGGATCTGGATTTAACGCTAATAACCTAAAATAATTAATCAAACAATCCAATTTATACTCATCAGATTGTTTCATCATTTCTAATAACACAGGAGGAACTGCCAAACTTAGTATTTCTGAGAAATAAACATTATGTCCAAATTGAGCAAATTTATATTTACCAATAGTAATTATATTTCTGCTTTCTTGAACTAATTTACTTACTTCTTCAACAACTTCTTGTTTAACTTCTTCTACTTTTTCATGATGAAATCCTTTTTCCCCAAAAGTTTCTTCTCTGTCTTGTAGTTTTTCAGTTTTGTATATACTTGTTTTAACAAAATTTTCCAAGTTCTTTTTATGAACTTTAATACTAGTAGCAGTTTCTTCTTCTAAATGTTTTCTAATTGAAGATATAGTATCTTCATTTAGATTTTTTAGATTTAGATTGTATTTACCTTTGCCAGAATTAACTGAAATTGCTGCATTGGTTAAACCTTCTGCATCTTTTTTTATTCTAAAACGGAATGTGATTGCTTTTTTCATCTTTTCTTACTTTTGAATTTTTACGATTGGTTTTTGTTCTTAGGTTGTTTGTATATTCAATCTGTTGATTGAATGTTTTAATATGTTTAGTTAAAGGACTAACTTTACTATCAGGTTTGTTAATTATATGTTTTAGGAAAGGTGTGTTATCTATTTTTGAAATGTAACTCTTTGCTATGTCAATAATACGATTTTCTCTTTCAATTAACTTTTTTAGAATTTCAAGAGTTTCATCAACAGAATATAAAGATAATATCTTTTCGCCAAATGAAAAGAAATTATCTACACTACTCAAATCTAAATCTAAATGAGTTTGTATATCTTTTACAAAACTCATTTGTATATCGCTAACCCGAATATTGAATATAACATTTAAAGAATGATCAATAGAATAAATACTTTTAGGATCTTCTTTATAATTAAGTAAACTTTTTATTCTAGTGTTACTTTCATTTAATCTTTTATAGAAGTTCAAATTTGAATCAAACAAATTTTTGTAAAAATCAAATTCAATACCTTTTTCTTCATTCCTTTTATTGAATAATACGGATAAGTATAGTTTAGTAGTATGAGTGCCAAACCATTTCTTAAACATAGCTACATTATTATCAGCATAACTAGATTCAAATTTCAATAATCCATCTAAATCGTCTGGAAAATAATATAAAGAATATAAACTAATACTATTTCCAATAGATTGACCTAATAATTTACCTACCCATAAACCATAACTTACAAATAAAAACTCATCTAGTTTAGTAAAAACTATATTATTACTAGTTTCTAATCTGCTTTCATAAGTACCAAGATTTGAATTGTATTTTACATTAACATTGATAGCTTCTAAGTTAAAATTACTATTATAATGATAAGCTTTAACTCTTGATCTAGTTGTGTTTTTATATTTTACAACTTTTTCTTGAGTATTTAAACTTAATAAATAACTTTCTGGGATAAATCTATTTAGTTGAATAAAGAATGAAGCTACATTATCTACTATTTCTTCAGAGTATACTTCAGAAATAGATTCAAAAATATCATCATAAATAGTTTTTATATACTCATCTAATGCAATAGTCCTGCTAGAAAAATTAGTTTGACAATATCTACTAAACCCTAAAGTATTTTTATAAGTTGGATTACCAAAGAAACTTGCTATATTCAAAGGGCTGTTTGTATATACAGCTTTATCTTCTTCTGATAAAGAAGTATAAACTTTATGTAAATTAGCTTGATACTCTTTATATTTATTTGTTAGATTCTTTACTTTTAAAAGCTTTAGGAGTATTGCTTTTCCAAATACTTCTTTAGGTTTCCTAGTTGTAAAAAATAAATTGTCTTCATTAATTAAATTATTAATAAATCCAACTTTACTTTCTATATTATAGTTTCCACTTTTAATTTTTATTTGAATATCATTTTTTAGTTTATTTCTATTATAAACTTCTTTCAGTTTACAACCTTTATGTTCATAGATCAATGAATACAAAAGACCACTATTTCTTTTTTCTGTTTCTTTATATATCTGGGTTGAATATTTTGCAATGTTATCAATTTCAATATTATTTAACAAAGGAGGAATGCCATACTTATCATAATAAGCTCTACCAATAAGAATACATTCATTTTTATAAACTTGATCTAAAAGACTTTTATTGAATGAATAATAATCTTCTTTAGGATTTATAATATTAGTATTATCATAGTATTGTGATAAATTAGAATACCTTAAAATATTTAATTTATCAGCACCAGATAAGATTGAATAATCTCCATTTCTACTAACGGGAGAAAAATCTCTATTATTTATAAGATAAGCAGATTCTTCACCTTTTATTACTTCGTAACCAAGAAAGTCTAATAAACTAAAAAAGTTTAGAAAAAACTCATGTAAAGCTAAATTTACTTTAGTAGCTATATTCTTATTATTAGATTCAGAAATATTAATTTCTTCTCTAGGTAACGAAGGATTTAAATCTCCTACATTAAACTTTAAGACAATACCTTTACCATTTACACCTAACCATTCCTCTACTTTTGTAATAGCAGTTGATAAATTGGCATATTGAGAAAGATAATCTTTTGGTTTAATTTCATAAATGACTTTACCTAAAGACAAACAAACTCTTTCATTATCAGTTTTAGAATTTTCATTAGTATTAATTAAATAGAAGTTTTCATATTCTAATATATTAATAGGTTTACTTTCTACAAGGACTTCCTCTATATGTAAAACTATATTGTTTTTAAATAACAATAAACTTATATTATCTACAGATTTTTGAAAAGTAAATTTATCAATTTTATTTACAAACTCTACTACTATTTCAGTACCAGATTCTTCTTCTGTTTCATAAGAATCTAATAATCTAATTGCTGCAATACCAGTTTCTATATCATTTTTATCAAATAGATAATTATATCTAACACCATTACTTACAGTATTAATATAGAAATAACTATTGTAAGCTAATGGGGATTTAGAACCTAATCCAAATCCGCCAATAAATTCATTACTAGTCTTCTTAGTAGAAGTAAAATAACTAGAATATACTTTATCTATAAAATCAGGCGACATACCTAATCCTTTATCTATAAAAGAAATACTTTTATCAGATATTTTGATTAAGATTTTGTTTTCTTCTTCTGAATATCCTGCTTCTTTATTAGCATCATAACAATTTGATATAATTTCTCTGCATACACTTTGTATGGGATATTTATACAAATCTTTAGTTACTAATTGAAGTATATGCCCTATGTCAGCATTTATTTTTAAACCTATTAATGGTTCTGAGTTATCTACATTTGAGATAACTATTTCATCTGTGTCTTTTTGTAATATCATTTTAATTATTTAATAATTGATTCATTAATTCTTTTGCTGACTCCATATCATAATCATATATGAAATCAGATAGGTCTTTTATTTCCATATAAGAAGGAATAAATATTGATTCGATCTTATACTTTTCTGTTATTTTTTGACTATACATTTTACCTGTTTCATCATTGTCAAAAAATAATACTATTCTTGTAAATCTTTCTTTTAGAGAGTTAAATAATTTATCTGTAATAAAACTTGATTCTGAATTAGGACTAATTGCATTATATCCTAATTCGTATAAACACATTACATCTTTAAGTGATTTTGTTATAATTAACAAATCCCCTTTTTCTGGTAATTGATTTATACCTTCTACATATCCACCACAGTTATTAATGAATCTTTTTTCCATATAAGGAAAATAGATTTTATAAACACCTACATCGTATTTATAACAAATTGCTAAATCTTTGTTGTATTTATAAATTCTATTTTTTCTATTAAGGATTACTTCTCCTACACTGTAAACCTTATAAGTAGTTAGAGTACTTCTTCTTATACCATAGTAATTAAAATACTCTAGTAATTCTTTAGTATAAGGAATTGGTTCTACATAAATTTCTGTTCTAGTATTTTCTAGTTTTACTCTAGGAGTTCTAATGATATTTGCTTCTTTTACACCATAATAGATAATTCTCAAAGCTTCATAAAATCCTACTTTATAAATATGTTGAACTAAATTAAAACAGTCATAATGAATATCTGCTGCTTTATCTACAAAATAAATAGTTCCTCTACTTTCATAAAAACTACAACTAGGATTTTTATCATCTCTTAAAGGATTTCTTATAAGCTTATTAGTAACAGGAATACCATAGGTAGCAAAAATTGTTTCTTGACTAAATTTCTCAAGAACTAGTTTTTTAGATAATTCAACTTCTTCATATTTTTTTAACATTACATAGTACTACTCTGGTTTTATAGTTATAGTGTAAATTTTATTCTCTTCAAATAATTGTTTTTCTTTTTCATCTATTACTGTAAAAGAAAAATAAGCTGTTACTTGAGGTTCTGTCCAATCAATTTTTTCTGTAGCTACATCAATTACTCTTTTCATCATTACTGATAAAGTTCCATCTCTTAGTGGTAATGCTTGTAAACATTTCATTTTTATCTTCATTTTATTTCTTTTAAATAGAAAAAGGGGAATTTCTTCCCCTTAAATTAATTACATTAATGTTTAGAAACAATTTAAATTAGAATGGTAAATCATCATCTTTAGTTTGAGTATTTACTGAATCAACTTGACCAAATTGACCTTCGTTATTCTTAGGTTTATTTAAGAAATCACGATATTCAGCATTACTAGCTAATTCTTTTGCACTAAAACTAAGAGGTTTTTCATCAATATCAGATTTCTTTCTAAGGAAAGGAAGATAACCAGGAAACCCAGCATTAGCTTTTTCGTTGTAAACATTACCTAATACTTTAACTACTAAAGCAATTTGTTTATGACTAGCAGTAATATTAATATTCAAAAGATTGAATAATTGTTCTGTATTTAAAGGTTGATTACTACCTGCTGCAAGATATTTATTTTGAAAATCAAATCCTAATGGATCAAAAATATGACAAAGTGTTTTGTAAGCAGCTATTTGTCTTTCTTCTTGAGTTTTATTTGAATTTGCTTGTATTTTAGTAACATCCCAGATTATATGAGAATGTTCTCTTGAATCACTAGATTCATCTGCATTTTTAAACTTCAATACTACTACATCAAAATCTCCTTTTAGAGTTTCTCTTGTAATATTACTAAGAAAACAGTTGTATATTCCTGGAGCAAAGTTACTATTGCCACTTTTACCTTCTACTTCTTCGTTACTTATTTTACTTAACATACTTGTTTTTTTTGTTTTAATGTGTTGTTTTTTAATTTTTTAGGTAAAAAAAGAGGTTTTGTAAAACAAAACCCCTTTTAATTAATTTAAACCCTGACTACTAGATACTATCAAAATCTACAGAATCATCATCTGACTCATCTGAACTTACTGGTGAAGTAAAGTTGATATTCATTTGACTTTCACTAGAAGTTGCTACTTTAGCTTTTCTTTCTGAAACAGGTCTGATAAACATACCAATTTCAATAACTGCTGAACCATCAATTACATTTCCTGCATTAGTTACTTGTACTGGTTGTCCAGAAGCATCAATCATTTGAGAAATTTCATAAACTCCTTCTCCTGATAATGTAGTAACATAATCATTAATAGCAGGATTATTGAAAGTAGCAGTTTTAGCTTTTACTGTTCCTACTTTACGAGTAGCTTTGTAAAGAGCTTTAGCTGTTCCAAACATTGGGCTATTAGAAAGTTCTTCTGGAACTACTACTAAAAGTAATTTACCACCATTCAATACTGGGAATATGCAATTTGATTTAATATCAAATTTTTCCATTGCAGCATTGCTAAGGCTAATAGAACCTTTTTGGAAAGTAGCTCTCAAATCAGTTGATTTTGGCTTACCTTTTTTACCACCTGATTTTTTACCAGTGCTGGTATTACTAGTTAATACTGTCAAATTACTTAGATCTAACATACGATTGTTGTGTTTAGGTTAGTTTTTGTTTTTGTTTTTGTTGTCATTGCTGACTTTCACTATGTAAAAATACTACTTTTTTGTTTTACTTACTAATTATTACCAATATTTTTCTTCAATTATTTTTGCTGATGGATAAAAGTCATTAGGTAACTCTAAAACTTCTTCACCAAAAATATGTGGTGGACATTTTACACCATCGTTGTTAGGAATTAGTTTTAAATAGTACTCTGGTCTTTTATTTGCATCCAACATCTTACTTTTAGATGATACTACAATGCTAAACATTGTTTCTACCTTACCTTCCCATTTCTTACCTACTACAAGAGTTCTTTTTACCTTGAAATTCTCATCGGTTTCGTCTTGTATTATCTCGTCATGGGCTGTAACTATCACCATTGCAGGTATAGTTTTCATAGTTTGAAGAAATGCACCTGTTTCTGCACCTATTGCTGTCCATATATCAAAACCTTTTAAGACTTTCATCTCGTTAATTTTATGAACAATAATATCTTGATAACCAGTAAAACTATCTATTATTACATATTTTAGTTTTGGATTTGCTTTCAAACTAGATTTTATTGCTGTTACAAGAGGGCTATGAATAGCATCTTTATTAACAGTTGTAAATCTTTGTAAGATTTGTTCTTTTGTTACATAATTCTTGAAGTTCTTGAATTTGTTCTCAAAAGGCAACAACTTCTCTAAATTAATAAATAAAGTTTCTTCTGGAGGAAAGCTTCTAAAGCAATAACTTTTCCCTGTACCTGAATTCCCTTTAATTAATATAGAGATATTTTCTCTACTAGTAGTTTCTGATCCTAATTTTATTTCGTCATTCATGTTTTAATTAAAAATACTGTTTATACAATTCTGGTTTATTATCAAAATCTTTTGATTCTGGTAAATGTAAAACTTTACCAGTACCTTCCAATAATGATATGTGGGTAAAACCATCACCACCATCTCTACTCCTTAAAACATATAAAGTTCTATAGTTTTTTGCTTTTCTTAAATCATAACCTAAATGAAAACTTTCTCCATTAGCTTTTAACGGAGCTGGATCAGATAAAGCTATTATTATATTAGCATCTTGACTAGTAGTACCAGAATCTTTAAAATCAGAAACTTTAGGTTTTATATCAGAATAAGTTTTTGCTCTATCTGTAGAAGATATATCTCTACTAAATTGTTGTATAACAATAGGACTTATTCCGTATTTATTTCTAGCTTCTACAAGATATGAAGATAATAAATCCATATTCTCTTTTAACTTCATTCCAGATTCTAATCTTATTAATGTAATATGATCTATTATAACAAAAAAATATAAATTCTTATATGGTTTAAAACCAATTACTCTTTCAATACCGTTTTGAATTTCTTTTACTTCCTCTCCGTACTTTCTCATTTCAAATTCAATCCTCTTTTTAATACCTGTAGGGTTTAAAGGAGAATCAATAATAGTAAGATGTTCTTCTAGTTCTGTAAAATACTGTTCTGTATCTTTAATTAAGTTATAATCTTCTTTAGATAATTTAAATTTACCTTTTGAAAATAAATAATTTAAGTGTAGTCTTTTTTTATGCTCTAAATATACCTTACGGCATATAGCTTTTGCTATTTTACTCACTTTATCTATCTCGAATGAAAAATATAAATATCTAACATCAATATTAGGATTAGTTTTTTTCTTCTCTATAAAATCATCAAACGTACTAAATACAAACATATCATCTGCTAATGTAGTTTTACCTACTTTAGTTTCTGCACCTATAAGGTAATAAGTTTTCTTTTGTATATTAGGAATAGTATGATAAATAGAAGAACCTTCACTAAATATAGTTCCAAGTCCTTCATTTTCACCTTTTAAACCATTATCTATTTCGTTTAATGTTTCTCTAAAAAGCATTGTCTAATCCTGTTTCGTTATAATTAGGTAATTGAGTTTCTAAAGCAATCCACATTTTTGATTCAACAAAATTATTCAAACTATAACTAATCAATTTTAATTGAGAAGCTCTTTTTATGATAGATATAATTTTGTTATGAGTTTCGATGTTATAATCAATTTCTTTTAGATATTTTTCTAAAAGTAAATCTCTATCTTTTACAACAGTTAGTGCAGCAGGTTTACCATTAATATCCATATAAGGAGGATAAGCAGAAATTAAATCATTGTAGATATTATCTCTATCTATTTCCAACCCATTAGATTTAATAGTAAAGCTATTAGTCAAATAATAATTATTCAAAGACTTTTCTTCTGAAAAATTAAGATCTTCTATATAACCTTTGCTTACACAGTTTTTAATTTCTTTTTGTGAAAAACTAAATCCTGCTTGTAAAAAACTTCCTAGTACAGATTCTTTAAATGCTTTATCATGTTTATGTTGTACACATAAACAGAAAAAGTATTCATTTGGAGTTAATTCAACTCTCTTTAACAATTCCACATAGGATATTGTTTGTTTTGCATTCATGTTATTTTATTTTAATTCTTTTCCATTCTTTTATTTCTTTGTTTTCAAAATATACTTTTTTTGCATTTAATAATAGTAATTTAGTATTAATAATATGAAAAGTTTTTCCATCTTCCGTTGTATGTGTCATACTAGGTTTAAGAAAACTTACATCAAATTTCTCAATACTAATGTCTTTGTGTTTATTTTCAAGATCATTTCTTTCAAAGTTTATTATCAATTTCATAAGAATTACTTCCCATAAATAATTGGTTGTAAATTACATTTTCTGTAATTAATGTTCTTTAAGATTTTACCATCTTCTATTCTTTTAATAACTAGTAAATCCCCCATAGTTTCACAATGAGTATTTACTCCTTGATTTTTATAAGAAATCATAGTTTCTATTACTTCATGTCCATCTTTACAAAACTTACTCATATTTGAACTATGGACTTCTTCAAACCCTTCGTCAAATATTTTAGCCATACCAAACTCTACTACTGTGCCTAAGAGAATATATTCTAAATCTAGTAAAGCATCAAATACTTCTACTAAATCATTATTATTAATACCTTCTTTTAACTCATCTAATTCTTCTTGTAAGAGTTTAATCCTTAGATTTACTCTATTTAATGGAATTGTAGGAATTTCTAATACTGGTTGTCCTGATGCAACCATAAATTGAATTACTTGTTTTGTTCTTAAATCCATATCAATAGTTTTTTAATATATAATTTTCTTCATCTAACTCTTCATCATAATCACTTCTTATTTTTACTACTTTCCACAAATAAGTATTTTGAAGTAAGATAGTAAAAAGATAATTTACTTTACTTACATTAATTGCCATTTCAGAATTATCAACTAAATGTTCTTTATTATGAGTAAAGAAATCTAAATCTAAACCTTTATCTAACTTAAAGTTTCTATGACCTTTTTGGACATTAAGACTTTGAGTTAATCTAAAAATGAAAAAAGTTTTTTTATCCCTATTTATAAAATTAGGGATTTTAATAAGTAAAAGTTCATCGTCTTCAAGAACTAATTCTTGATCAAAAGGAGCTTGCCTCCAACCGTGTTGGAGTTTTGCTAAATCGAATTTTCTGAGTTTAATCTCTCTATTCATGTTGTTTTAAATTGTTAATAATATTTATTAATTCTTGAATTGTATCAATCTCAATAGACTTACTATTGACTTGATTTCTTTCAAGCCATTTCTGATCTTGACTATCTTTTATATATAAATTAATAAAAAATGCTTTTTTATTAGGATCATTTTTAGTTAATCTCACAATTCTACCTATTCTTTGTATATTTTTAGTAGGATTAGAATTATAAGAACTACAAATTCCTAATTGTAAATTTTCATCATCAAAACCTTCATCTAAAGCAGAAGCAGATATAATTCCTTTAAGTATATTACTTTCCTTAAATTCTTTTAATCTATCTTTCTTTTCTTTAGGTTTAAGTTTACTATGATAAGTAGTTACATTATTTAATGAACTAGATAAATTCTCAACAAAATCTATTGATTCACCAAATACAATAAACCTTAGATTAGTAGAAGAAACAATATCTTTTATTGCATTAATCTTACTTTGACTAGTAAACAAAATATTCTTATATTCTTGCATATACTT